TCAGCCATTCTTTCCTCCTTCGACGACACGAAGTGCAATGTTCTGCGCGGTAACCGCGCGGTAAGCCCCCGGCGCCAGCTTCTCGATCTCATCGATCACAGCTTCGGTTGCCGCGAGCGCGAGCCCAAGATTCGCAGGGTCGGGGATCGCGTAGATGTCGGAAATGCTGGCCTTCACATGGCCCAGCATCATCTCGCCCTGGCGCCACCGCTCTTCGCCGATCCGCCGTCGGACAATGGTCGACATCGATCGGCGGATCAGCTTGGGCCCTGCCTCGCGCGCACCGGGCAGCCCGAGTTCCTCGCGCATCCCTTCCCAGCTCGAGCGGATCGTCTCGACAGCCATGTAGCGGTCGCCCATCGCGTCGAGGAAGGGCACGAACTGGCGGGCGACAGGTATCCGCCCACGATATTTGCGTGTCTGCCGGCGTCCCGGCGGGTTGAGGTCGAGAACGCCGGCGGTCGGTATCCACTGCGCCTTGCTGAGGTCGAATATCTCCTCCGGCCGGGCCCAGGTGGCAACCGCGGCACGCAGATAGGCGAGCAGGTTCGCTCGGTAGCCGATATAGACCTCGCGCTCCTTCGCGCTGCGAATATGGCTTCCCGTCGGATCCAGGCAGAATCGGAACATGCGCGCGATCGTCGCTACATCGGCGCGATAGGTCGGTGATGCCGCGACGCTCTTCGGCTGCTCATTGGTGAATTGCGCCTTCTGGCCAGGCGTCGCGTTGATCGCGGCGGCCAACTGCAGCACACATCCCTCGATCGAGCCCAGCGAGCGCGGGCGCGACGTGGTTCCTTGCACGACGGGCTTAGCGGCCAACCAGCTGCGGAAGCCATCGACCCAGCGTTGATCGATCTGAGCGCAGGTGACCGTCGGGTTGGTAGCGATCGCGTAGTCGACAGCGTGGGCAAGGCGACCTTTCGTTGCCTTGTAGCCAGCCTTCTCCTCGCTCAGAAGCAGGTAATCGCCGATCGCGGCAACGAGCAGTGGGCTCGTATCACCATCGAATGGTCGACCGCAGGTCTCGCAGAACTGCTGGCCGTGCGCCTTCAGATACAGACGATCGAGCTCTAGTTTGGCCGCCCCAAGATCGACTGTACCCGCTGTAGTGCTTCGCTCGCGTCCTGCTTGGGCGTCGTACCAGACGATTTCGTGGTTGCGACCAGGCCGGGGGTAGAGCTTGAAGTCACCGCGCTGGTAGAGCGGCTTCTGGCGTTTCGTGCGCGGCATTGGTCCCTCTGATATTCTGTGGCTCGTTCGGTGAGGACGGCGTAGGCGCCGCTTTCCACGAGCAGGTCGATGTCCTCGGCCGAGAGCTGGATGCCGCGCCGGCCGTCGATCTTGCGGCTGATCCGCCGAACAAGGTCGGGAAGCGAGGTCATGATCCCCTCCCCTCGTAGATCACGACAGCCGGCTCGCCGCCGTTGGCAGCCATCGCCTGGTCGAAAGCCTCGCCCAGGCTGGGCGCGCTGTGGCGGATACCGGTTGCGCCCAACGAGAAGGTCGCGCCGTCGGCAACCGCGCGGATGTGGATCCGCCGGCGCGCGTCGGCATTCTTCCAATCGAGAAGCGGGTTCTTGCTCATCGCATTGGCCTTTCGCAGTGGAAGCAGTTGTTGGGCCCGCTCTCCATGGACGTGTCCACCTGGTGCCGGCCCGATGGCGATAGGTCGCACTCCCGAGCCAGGGCGAGGCCCTGCAGGTTGTAGCGGATGGCTTCCGAGAGCAGGATCACGCACCAGGCATCTTCATCGTTGGCATGCACAGCCTCAGCGTCACAGCGCCGAGCGTAACGGGTCGCATCCAGCGGTTTTTCGGTCCACGCCGGAAAACCGTCGCGCCAACTCCGCCATTGGTTCCGCTCGGCGTTGCCCATGATCCAACCGTCGTCGTCCGCTGCGGCCAGAGCGGGTGCCGGTATGGCAGCAAGGTTTGCCCTCAGGCACTCCCATAAGTCGACGCGATATCCGACGTGCATCATTCGAGCGTCGCGCGCCTCCAAGAGGTTACGCGCTGCTTCTGCAAGGCCGACCACGTCAGCGGTTTCCTTGTCGCTCACTGGCCTTTCCCCTTGGCTGAAGGACGGCCGCGCCCGCCAGAAACCCGATGCGGGACGGGCGCGGCCGACCCGGTGGCGGCTCCACCGGATTCGACGATCTTTCCATCGGACCATGTCCGGCGGCTGGGATATTGAGGGACCGCCACCCCGGTCAGCACGCACTCGGCGTGTGCCTCGAGCAGGGCGAGGGCTACCGCATCGACCGTCGCGATCTGGAAGCAGCGGCCATCGCGAACGATCTGCGTCATGCCGGGATGCTGAACGCTGGGCAGAACCGTCCGGTCGACCGAGGCCTGGACCTTGTCGGTCATGTTGCATCTCCGATGCGGTCAATGTTCTCGCGCACGACGCGAAAGGTCAGCGCAACGATCTCGGGATTGTCTCTCCAGGTCTCGCCGGGTTTCGTGTGGAGGCTGTCCCAAAGCCGCTCAAAGCCGAGCAAATACGAAAACGTGCCGGCAAGGTCGATCCGATGCGCGTGCGAAAGGCGTTCATCTGTCTGTCGGTCCGCCTTCTCAGCTCCTTCGGCCGCAGCATCCGTTACCAGGATCTCCTGCAGTCGCTGAAACCGCACCTCCTCGACGATCAGCGTCAGGCGCGAGGCCCAGCGCGGCATGTGCATGCCGGGACGTCGCTTTCCGAATGGTGCACCGATCCAACCACGATGATTATGCCAAGCGGAATCGCCGCGCGTGTAGATCATGCTGCAGCGCTTCAGATCGCGCGGCGCGATGCCGTCGAAGGCCGGGTGCGTCGACCACTCCTCCCGCACATAGAGCCGATCGCCCGGCTTTGCCTTCGCAAGCGGCGACGACGCCAGCCTGCGCGTCTGCGTCTTGCGCCCGTCGAGCAGCGCCCGGACCATAGGACCGGAGAAGATGATGGGCCGGTCGGTCATGCCACGAGCCTCAAACCATTTCGCCGCAACATGGCTTCCACAGCTGAATGCAGCCGCGAAGTTGCGTCCCTGATCCGATCGAGATCGTGCTCAGGATCATGAGCGTCCGAAAATGGGAGATCGGGAACGAGCTTCCTCGGGCGCCCCGTAGCGCGCGCAGCGCCAGGACGCAGTTCCTTCCATTTTTCTCGGACTGCAAAGGCCGACCGTCCGTCAAACTGAGCGGCGATATCTGACCAGCGCATCTGAGGCTGAACAGCGCACAGCCTGCGAAGAAGGGCGACCTCTGCGCAAGACCAGCGTTTGCGGTGCGCGTTGCTCATTTGTGGACGAACTCCCGGATCATCAGATTCTCTGGAATCGGCCGGCGACCGGCCGCCTGCTTGAAGAAGAACTTGCGATCGGCCGCGGCCGTCTGGCTGGCGAGGTCGTACGCCCATTCAAGCGGCAAATCGCGCCAGCCCGGGCCGCTCTCGCCGCCGACGATGATCCAGTCGGGGATCGAAGTCCCTCGCAGGATGACCCGCTCGAGCAGAGGCTCCATCGACGCGAAGGTCTTGATCGGAGCCTTGGGGTCGCTGAGGTCGTAGGCAGTAGCCTCAAGCTTGGGGATGTCTCGATCCCATTCTTGCTGATTGACGACCGTCGCGCCGAGCATGACGTTGCCGGGCAGCCAGTGGCGATTGAGTTGCTCCTGGACGATCTTCCGCGCATTGCCGATCCGCTTGGACAGCAGCAGCCAGATCAGGTTCGGCGTGTGCTCGATCGTCGTAAAGACCTCGCGCCGCGTATAAGCGTCGACCTCGTTGTCCCAGATATCACCCAAGCTCAGGCAGAACACGGTTGCCGGCGTACCGGCCTTTGCCGCCTTGCGGTCCCAACGGAATGGAAGATCCCAGTTGGCCGGAGCCGTGCGGACACGCTCCTGACCGGGGCCCCAGACAGCCCGCTTGTGCCGGTCCTGCATCAGCACCCGCGCATAGCAATGGTCGCATGCGGGCGAGACTTCGGTGCACCCGATCCACGGATTCCAGGTGTGGTCGGCCCATTCGATTTTCGTGTTCTCAGCCACGGGGGAACTCCATTGTCCGATAGCGTGCAGCCGCGACGATCAAGCGGGCAGACCAAATGCGGAGCCGGATGGTGTAGCCGTCGATCCTGCGGCGAGGATCCGGCGCAACCACCCATGCGGGGGGAGCGGCACTATGCATGCTTCCCACCGAAGATCTGCGCGAGGACGTAAGCCTGCTCGTCGGAGAGCTCGATCCGGGCGGTGTCGTCGCGCTGGTTGGCCTCGAGCCGGATCATGATCCACTGGCGGTTCTCACGGAACAGCTTCACCGGCTGGCCGTGCATGTTCTTGCCCAGGTCGTATTCGATGCGGCTGGGCGTGACAGACGCTGCCATCAGCAGTCCCTCCAGTTCACGGGTTGAACGATTTCACCGATCTCGCCTCCGCCCATCGAGCGGACCCAATGGTCGCGCCACCGGCACATGAAGACCTCGGTGCCGTCGACCAGGATGCCGACGACCTCTCGATCGAGCGGCGCCGTCGCCATCGGCTGGGGCGGATAGCGGAGGTCGAAGTCATCATCGTCGATGTCAGCCACGGGCGGGGCCCTCCAGCATCTGCAGGTTGGGCTTCCCGGTCTGGTACTCGAGGGCGATCGGCTGCTTGACGCGCTCGTAGAGCGTGGTGCCGTCCGCCATGACGACGTTGGCGAGGAAGGCCTCTTCGAAGGTCTCGACGTCGCTCTCGACGCTCTCGAGCTTCGCCTTGATCACGAGAAGGAGCGCACGGCCGCGCTGACGCCGCCATTGCTCCGCAACGCGGGCAGGATCCTGCCGGGGGCCGCACAGCTTCTGGATTGCCGCAGCATCGGGGAAGAGCACCCGAAAGCGCACCAGGCGGTCCGCCATGGTGAACATGAGATCGAACCCCTGCCGCGTGTCGATCTGGGCGATCTGATCGGCTCCAGCCTTCTTGAGCAGGCCGATGATCTCCGAGACGCTCCGCGCGAACGGGACTTCGGTGTTGGCGCCATATGCCATCACTGGCCTCCGCTTCTGGACGGCGACAGGTCGGCGATCCGCTCGAAGAAGGCGTCGTTCACTTCTTCCGACAGCGGCGCCGGGCAGGCGTCGATGAAGCGGGCCTGCTCCCGGCGGAAGCTGTTCACATCCGCGACGATCTCCTTGCCGAGGAGCGTCGTCTTGACGCGGTCGGCCCACTGCTCCCATTCCGCCGGCGTCTGCGGCATCGGCTGCTCTTCGGACAGCCCTTCCTGCCGCGGCGGCTCAGCCTGTCGCTCCTGACGGGCGGCTGGGGCGCCGTTGGGGGACTGGCCCAGGTTGCGGATCGCCTCCTCTTCGTCGTCCATCTCGCGCTCGCTGAGACCGCCGCCGAAGTCGTTGATCGACATGTCCGGCTGATAGGCCAACTGCTCGTAGTCCGAGCGCTGTGGGCGCGCAGGAATGGATATCGGTTCCTGTGCCGGGGCGAACTGCGGGAACATATCGACGGCTTCGGAATCGCGGATGTCGTTCGCACCGGGCAACGCCTTGCGGTGACGCCGCAGCACTGTCTTGCGCCACATCTCCTTGTCGTACGCCGATTTCCAGACATCGCCGCTCTGGCTGCTGTCCCGGACGCTGAGGATCTGGGCCTCGGTCATATATTCGACGCTGACGCGGCCGTTGGCCAGCCAGGCCACCGAATAGGCACCGACCGGCTTGCCGCGATCGTCATCGATGACGATCGGCTCGTGATGGATCGATGGGGTAGAACCCCGAACCAGCTTGAAACAGCCGGTGCTGACCTCGTTGGCGTAAACGATCTCGGTCTGCAGATCGTCGACCTTGCCGCCCTTGAGGATCTGGCGACGCATGCCGGCGACCATCGCCTGGTAGCGGGCCTCGAGCACGTTCCGCTTCCTGTTGTGCGACGGGATGATTGCGGCAAGCCGGCCATCCGGTGGCGTGTCATCCCACGCCGCTTTCATGACCGCCGTCACCAGCGACTGCTGCTCGCACTCTAGGAGCCTCGGGTTGGTGCGAACGGCGATCATCAGGCACGCACGGAACTCGGCAAATGGAACGCCTCGAAGCACGGCCGTGATCTCAGCCTTGAGCCTCTCCACCTTCTGGAAGAGCTCAGCGAACGCAGCCTTCTGCCGAGCGGCATCGCTGATCTGCTGGTTTTCGGTACGCTGCGCGGGTGCGCGCCGTTGATAGTCGCCTCGGTTCTGCTGCTGGCGCGGTTGCTGGGCCACGGTCTGTCTCCTAGTTGACGCTGCCGCGCGTTCCGCGGCGGATGACGGCCCCAGGGACCTCGAGCCTGCTGTTGGCGCGGGCGAGTTGGACGATCGCCTTGGCAATCGCGTCGCGCACAGCATCCGTGTTCAGAATGTCGGAGGGGATCCGCGCGACGTCGGTCACCTCCACCTCCACATGCTGGCGACGCGTGAAGCGCTTGCCGTAATCACCGCGGATCGGCGCCGCCTTCGGCGCCGGGACCGGCGACGTCACGGCGTCCGCTGCCGGGGCGGAATAATTGATCTCCGGGCGAGGTCCCGCCGGCGCAGCTGTGCCGCGCAACGCGGCCTCGGCCTCTTCCTGCTCGCGCCGCTGAGCCGCCGCCCGGTCCGCCTCGAGCTTGTCGAACTGCTCGAGCAGATCCTCGGCCTCGGCAATCTTCTCTTCGATCGACAGGCAGAAATTGCGCTCGGTCGCGATCGCCGCCGTGACCGCCTCGTCATAGGGACGGGTGATCGCTAGACGCTGCTGCTCGATCTCGCGGCGAATGTCTTTGGCCATGCCGACCAGGTCGGTCGCCTTGCTGGCCTCGGTCCGGTTGCGGACCTTCACCAGCGCGAACGCCTTGAGCATCGCCTCCACGCGCGCCTCGTACTGGCGCAGCATGTCGCGCACTGAAGCGACGGCATCTTCCGACGGCCGAGGGCGATTGTCGCCCATCAAGGGGGACAGGTCTTCGATCATGCGTCGACCCACTCACGAAAGCCTGCCGGCGTGATCACCAGCACGCGCGGCTTGCGGCGGGCGCGCTGGACGATCGGGCAGATGAAGCTGCGCTTGGCAGGCGGCTCGTTGAAGGCAACGAACACGTTGAAATTGACGGTGTGGGCCTCGGCGAGCTCGGGCTTCATGTAGAGCCGGGCCATCGCGGCCTTCTGCTCGCGGGTCCAAGGCTCGCCTTCAATCGGCGTGCCGTCCCAGATGTCGATGTTGGAAGGCGTCACCCGACGCATGCCCGAGATGTCGTTGACCATGTCAGCAGTCCAGGAAAGGCAGCGGCGCCGTCATCGGATCGACGCGACCGGCATGTGCGAAGGGATCATCCGGATCGTGCTGCTGGGCGAAGCGAGCGCGGTCGACCCGGTACTGGTAGTCGGCCATGTCCGTCGGATTGCGCCGGCACTCAGGCCAGATGCCGACCAGACTGTCCACGATGCGGCCGTCGACATGCGCCGGCTGGTCGGGATCGCCCGCGAGAACGCCGTTCACCTCAACCATCCAGCGCGGACTGCGCTCGAGCAGCTCGTTCGTCTCAGGATCCAGAGGCCATCCGAACCAGATCCGGATCGGCACATCGACCTTCCCTTCGCGGCGCAGGAGGTAATAGCCCTCCTGCACCGCATCGACGCCCGGCTGCTGCCGCGAGTAGGGAAACTCGAACAGCATCAGTCCTGATCGTCCTCGCCGATCGGCTTGCGCTCGACCGGCTGATCTTCGTTCGGCGAGGTGACGCCTCCCTGTGCCTGGTAGAAGGCCATCACCTCGCCAGCCTTCGCGACGCGCACGCCTTTGACGTGCGGCGCGACGACAAGAGCTATCGCCTGTTCCCGGCTGACGGCATCGATGAGCACGTCCTGGCCTTGGAAGTTGACGAAATACGGGCGCGTTGCAGAAGCCATGGGGGTCCTTTCAGCCAATGATGTGGAGGGGGTTCTCGCGGAGGGCGCGGGCTTCCATCCCCAGCCGCAGGGCGCGCTCGAAGCCGGCGCCGACGGCATGGGGCTGCCGCGAAACGATCTGAGCACCGATCGCCCTGCCCTCCTCCGCGCTGGGCGCGACGGAGACCGCCACCGCCACCGCATGGAAGGTCAGCGTGCAGGCGATGCGCTCGTAGATGTCGACGACTTCGCCCGCCGTTAGATCGCCGAGATGGCTGAGAACGTGGGTCACCAGCGCGTTGTCGATCGCGGTCGCCACGTCGAGGAAGCACTGATCGGCGAACTTCCAGATCATGCCCAAGCTCCTGCGATCATGAGCATCACGAAGCATGCCGCGACGAGCAGGAGCATCACCGGCATCAGCCGATCAGCGACGGGGTTGTCGAAGCCGCGGCGGTAGGCGCCATAGCCGGCGCTGATCGTGCGACCTGCGCGGCGGACGGCTCTGCGGATGATGCTGCCGTCCGCACGTTCGGCGGCGGCACAAGATGTCAGCTGACTGGTGCTGGCGTCTGCCATGCTCATCTCCGGGTATGGCCCGACGCTCGAGGGGGCGGTGAGCGTCGGGCCGGTTCGCACCGCCAGGGGGATTAGGCGGCGCTGGAGATTAATTAGGCATCATTGCCTATTCAGTCAAGCTCATTCTAGGCATTCTTGCACAATTGCCAAAACGGCGTTTTGACACGTACATTCCGCATAACAGGGGGAGATAAGTGTGTCAGAGGAAGGCGCAGCGATCGTCGAGCAGTGGGAACGCCCCACTGGACAGACCCCAATGATCCTGGGCTACACGCTGCTGTCCATAGGGGTCATTGCCGCTCTCATTTGGGGGCTTACCGACACCACGAGCTATTCTGGTTATGTCGATTCCGACAAACTGCGAACAGTCTACTTCGCTGGCCTCATAGCGAGCGCCTGCGGCGCAATTGCGCTGCCATTGATCCTCGCAGGCTATATCGTGAGGGCGCTTTATTTTCTCCCCGGGGAAGAGAAGAAGCGGGCACGCAGCTAAGTCATGTTCCAGGACGTGATGCTAGGAGGGTGGCGATGATGGTATTCGTTATATTCTGGATCATATGCGGTGCAGTGGCCGCGACGATCGCGAGCAGCAAGGGCGGAAGCGCACTAATTGGCTTCATTGTGGGAGTTTTGCTCGGCCCGCTCGGTATCATTATCGCATTCTTCCTGGGCAACGAGAAAGCCGCCGCTCAATCACAGATTCAGTCTGGCGAACGCAAGAAATGCCCACGTTGCGCCGAACTCGTGCAACCTGATGCGTTGGTCTGCAAGCATTGCGGGCATGAGTTCGCTACACCCCCCATCCCTACAGCATAGCCCTGCGGAGGCTCAGAGCCGGCGAGCGAACCATACCGGGCGGCCGAGTATCGTCGCCTCGTGCTCCTCGACCTCATAAGGCGAATAGCGTTCGTTTGCAGAAAACACGCGGTACCAACCCCGCCTTCCGGGCATCCTCTCGACCAACTTCACCACATAGCCGTCTCCATCCCATAGCGCGAACGGGCCTGGCTGACGCGGATCACGATCTCGCCGGTCGATCAGGATCTGGTCACCATGAAGGAAATCCGGCGCCATCGAGTCGCCACGCACATCGATAAGCTCAAAATCCTGCGGCTGGCCGCGCAGTTCGTCCCTGATCAGCCTTATGGGCAGCTTCGCTGTCTGGATGTCTCCGCTTCCGGTCCCACCACCGCCCATGCCCGCATAAGACGGCAGAACATTGACGGAAACGTAATCGAGTTCCGCGAGTTCCTCGCCAGCCCATCGGGGAAAGCGAGGGTATGCAGCTTTGAGCTTGTCGATGATCGGCTGACTCAGGCGCGTTGTCGCGGACCCGTTGTAATGGCGGTTCAGGGTTGTGTTCGCCATGCCAGCATTGGCCGCAATCCGGGCGACCTTGTGCCCGCTCCATCTGACGAGCTCTGCTACGAGAGAGCGATCTTCATCCAAACCATCCATTATGGAAGGAATAGCAAAATCGCCTATCGCGTTCTCTAGGCAACATTGCGGTTGCATCTAAGCAATCATGCCTATATTTTGCCTAAATATGGAACAGGCAGACCCCGTAGCGCAGCTGTACAAGCGCGCCCAAGAGAATGGCATTCCGCTTGCTTCGATCTGTCGGCGAGCCGGTGTCGCGGAAACAACCCCCAGCCGATGGCGGAACGATCGGAATGGGCCAACCTTCGCAACACTGAAGAAGCTAAACGACGCGCTCGACGATCTGATATCAAATGCACCTGCGCCGAACATCGGCGAAGCGCCGAATGCCGCCGTCGGCCCCGCCGCCTGATGGCCGCTCGCAACAACTTCTCGTCGGTCGAAGACCGCCGCCATGTGCGCGGCGACGACGTCCGCAAGAGCTTCACCCCGGTTGATCGCTTCACCTGCATGACCTGTGGCGCCCGCTGTGAGCCGGATGCCGGCATCGGCTGCAAGCATCAGGTCCGCCGGATCTCGTCGCGCCTCTATCATTCCGGAGGGATTACCCGGTGATCAAGCCGATGATCCACAGCCCCATGCCGCACGTTTCCGCCTCAAAGCTGCTCGAGAAGCTGGGTACGACGCTGGAGGATATCCGCGTCGACCACGACCTGTCCTATATCGACCTGGGCCGCGAGCTTGCGAAGCACAGCGACCAGGCCGGCAAATATTGCCGCGCCACGGCCGAGATGCCCAGCTCGACACTGCTGAGGGTCTGTAATCTGTGGCGCGGCCGGCTGAACCCCGTTTTCGCGCTGATCGGCCTGCGTCTGACCGAAGTCGATGGCAGCACGACCTGCGACCGCCGCGCCCTCACGATCGTCAGCCGGGCCCAAGCCGAAATGGCCGAGAACCTCGAGGACGACAACCAGATCAGCGATAGCGAGCTGCTTGAAGACCGCGCGTGGATCGAGGCCGCCGGATCCATCTTCGACGGCTGGCGCCAGCGCCTGAGCGAGATCGACAAAAACCGTCCCTGACATGCTGCTGGATCCGGGCTGAGGCTCGTCGATCCGCGCATCGACCGAACATGGGCGCCCCGCCCCTGTCGCTGCGGCCAAGCCGTGGCGTTCCCTGGCCAGCCGAGGAGTTTCCATGGCCGATACCGCAAGCAGGGAGAAGGTCGCTTCGGACCTCCGCCCCCCCAACTTCCGCGGCGCGATCGCACTGATCCGCGCGACGCTCGACAAGAAGAAAGAGAAGATCGCCAGCGTGAACGGCGAAATCGCCGACATGTGGGCGAAGATCGTTGGCTACAAGGTCAACAAGAAGGCAGCGAAGGTCTTCTTCGATCTCGACAAGATGGAATCGGCCGACCGCGAAGACTTCATGCGGAGCTTCAACGGCCTCGCTCAGAATGCTGACTGGCCGGATGTCGTGGTCGACCTAGTCGACAGCGCCGAAGGCAAGGTTCTCCAGATGCGCCTCGGTCCCGACGCCCGCAAGGTCTCTGGCACCGATGAAGATGAAGATGATGCGCCTGCGGGCGGCGACGAGAAGGCTGCTGCGGCACAAGCCACCAAGGTGATCGATCGCGCGCGTGGGCATCTGCGCGGCGGTGACGGCGAGGCGCGGCTGAACTGATGACCAAGGCCGTCGTCCTCGCCCTCGATATCGCGACGACGCTGGGATGGGCGCTCCATCGAGCTGAGATGGAGCGCCCGTTCTTCGGCTCGCTGCGCCTGCCCGGCGGACCGGGCGACATTGGCTGGCGTGCCCACAAGCTGCGCGAGTTCCTGCGCGACCAGCACAAGATGCACGGCCTCACCCATATCGTGTTCGAGGCGCAGCACGTCTCGTCGAAGATCGACATGAAGGTGATCCAGATGCTGCTGGGCCTCGCCGGCGTGGCGGAGCTGTTCGCCCACGACAAGGGGATCAGGATCTACAAGGCGCACATCTCGGAATGGCGCAAACATTTCCTCGGTCGAGGATCCGGCTTCGGCAAGGATAATCCCAAGGAACTGGCGCTGCGCGCTTGCGAATCGCTCGGCTGGTACACGGACAGCCACGACGCGGCCGATGCCTGCGGTATCCTCGATTATTTCCTCACCATGGTCCCCGGCCACCCCCGGCCCTGGCGCGATCGCGGCTTCATGGGGGCAAACCTCAATGGCTGATCTGGTGATCGAGCGGTTCGGAGCCGCGACGCTCTACCTGGGCGATGCCTATGAGATCCGGCCCACACTTGGCTGGTTCGATAGCGACATAATGGACCCGCCCTACGAGTTCGACAACTCGGGCGGAGGAGCCTTTCGGAAAGCCCGCGGTGCGAGCGACCAGATCGTCGCCGAGGGGCTCGACCAAGGGTTCGACCAGCGGATCATCAACCCACTCCTCTGCGGTTCCGTCGTGGTGTTCTGCCACAATGATCAGCTGCCGAAATTGCTGACCTATATCGACGGCAACTTCCACCGGTTCGTCGTGAACTTCTGGGTTAAGCCGAACCCGGCACCCCATCGCAACAAGCATTATCTGGCCGATACCGAGCCCTATATCCATGCCTGGCAGCGAGGCCACGCGCCCGTGGGCAAGCATCACGACATGCATCGGTTCGTACTCGCTGAGTCCCAGCCGTCGAAAGTCTATGGCCACCCGACCGTCAAGCCGGATGCGGTCATGTCCAAGGTCGTCCGCAATGTGGCTGCACGGACGATCTGCGATCCGTTCATGGGCACGGGCTCCACGGGTGTAGCGGCCATCCGCGCCGGCAAGGTCTTCAGCGGCATCGAACGCAATCCGATCCATTTCGACACCGCATGCCGCCGTATCGAGGCCGCATGCCGAGAGGTTACCGCATGAACGCCCATCTTCATGTCGTCGGCAGCGATATGCCGGTCGCCCTCGCTAATGAGGAAGCGGAAAGCCTGCTTCTCGGGGCGCTGATGGTCGACAACCAGCTGATCCCCGGCGTTACCGACCGGGTGGCGGTCGACGACTTCTATTTCGGCATCAACCAGAAGATCTACGGCGTGATCCTGAAGCTTCACGAGCGCGGCCGGGTCGTTTCCCCTGTTACGCTGCGTCCGCTGCTCGAGTTCGACCCGGACGTCGCCGAGATGCTGCCGACCATGTCGGTCGGCCACTATCTCGCCGTGTGCACGGGGTCGGGGGTTGCCGTGATCGCCGCCATGGAACTCGCCGACCAGGTGGCCGACCTCGCCGCCGCGCGCAAAATCGACGCGGTGCTGGGCAAGTACAAGACGCTGTTGCCCACCATCGGGCACGAACCGATCGAGGACATCGTCGACCAGATCGAAGGCGACATCTCTGCCGCCTTGCCGAGCATCGCCATCGGCACGAGCAAGAACCTGTCAGGCATGTGCCGTAAGGTGCTCGAGCGCAATGAGCGCATCGCGCTCGATCTCGGCAAAGCGGGCATCCGCAACAAGCTGGTGCCGGAGGTCGACAAGCTGATCGGTCCGTCGGAAGGCAGCCTCTACACGATCATCGGCGCGAGGACCGGCCAGGGCAAGTCGACGACGGCTCGCTCACTGGCGCTCGGCTACGCTCTCTCAGGGGCCCCGGCCTACTACTTTTACACCGAGATGAGCGAGGAGCAGATGGCGATCGCCACCGTCTCGGACGCCCTGCTCTATCTCGGCACTCCGATCGAGATGAACGTCCTGCGTCAGGGCAACCTGACCTCTGCCCAGATCGCGGCGGTCGAGCGCGCCGAGCAGATGCTCGCGAGCCTTCCGATCAGTTTCGAAAAGGTCGGCCGGTGCGATGTTCGTCGCATCGAATCCCGCGCCACCCGCGCGGCGGCTCGCTGGGCGAAGAAGGGCCAGCGGCTCGGGATGGTCTTCGTCGACTATCTCCAGCACCTGCAGGCGACCCGCAATGGGCGCCAGATCCACGATCCGACCGAGCGCGTCGCAACGGTTTCGGGCCGGCTGCTCGACCTCGCACACCGTCTCGATACGCACGTCTTCGCGCTCTGCCAGCTAAACCGCGGCGTCGAGGATGCAAAGGATCCTCGTCCCGGAATCCACCATCTGAAGCAGGCCGGCGAGCTCGAGCAGGACGCCGACTCCATTCTGCTGCTGTTCCGCGAGGAGGAGTATCTCAAGCTGCAGCAGCCCAAGGGCAGCGGCCCAGAGTTCGAGCGCAAATATGAGCAGTGGCGGATCGATTTCGAAGCTGTCCGCGACAAGATCGAGCTGATCGCCGGCAAGAACCGCCACGGGGAGAAGTCGACCCGGGTGGTCAAGTTCCTGGCCAAGCACGGCGGGATCCGCGGCAGCGACTTCAACGAATATGCCGTCGCACAGGACCTCGGCTTCGATTTCAATGGGGAGGGACGATGAGCCAATCCTGGAACAGTGCATGGGCTGCTGAGGCGAGAGCGGCAAATCTGCGCCATTTCGGCCAGCCGGCCCAATGCAAGGCCTGCGGGCGCAATGATGATGCAGCGAGCTGCGAGATCGCAGATATGGCGATGGTAGCGGTTTCGTTCGGCCGCAAGCCGATGATGATCTGTGCTGAATGCGCCGATCAGATCGCCAATGTGTTCAGCTATAAGCATTCGGGCGAATTGCTCACGCCGGGCATTCGCGGCTGGCCGGAAGCTCCGGAGCGACCTGGGCAGAAGCGGCGAAAGATGTCGCTTCGGCGGGCTATGCGGATATTCGAGCGCGATGGCTATAGCTGCAAGCGCTGCGGCTCTCAGACCGACCTTCAGGTCGACCACATCGTGGCGCTCGCCAATGGCGGTACCGAAGACGACGGCAATCTCCAGACCCTGTGCGGCCCCTGCAACCGCAGGAAGGGCGCCCGATGAGCATGACCCTGATGGCTTGGCTCGGCCATGTCGAGCCGGAGATGGGGCACAGCGAGTTCCGCGTGCTGTTTCGCCTGTGCTGGCACCTCAACGAGGGCGACCTGCTGTGCTGCCCCTCGATTGAGGATCTGGCGGGCAAGACGGGCATGTCGGAGCGTACCGTCTATCGCGCCATCGATAAGCTGGAGAGCGACGGCTACATCGCCGTGCACCGGGAGCGGTGGCCCAACGGCACCCAGAAAAACAACCGATATGCGATCCTTGCCGACGTCAGTTTCAAGATGCCGGGCGGCAACAATGTCCGGATCAAGCTATCGAAAGAGGACAGCAAAAGCCGGGTGACACTGGTGTCAGGCGGCGTCGATCAGCCGGGTGACACTGGTGTCACTGGCCGGGTGACACCCATGTCACCCAATGAACAAGGAAGATATAACAAGGAAGTAATACCCCCCTCTCCTAACGGAGAGGGCACCCCCACAGAAAATTCCGATCTGTTCGGCGAGGTCGCCGCCGAGCCCGAACCGCCATTGGCCGAACGTGTCGTCGCCGCGTGGAAGCAGCTGGCGAGCGAGGTTCCGGCGATCAGCAACATCCGACTGGTCGACGATGCCCGAGCGAAGAAGATCGTTGCCCGGGCCGCTGCGGCGGCGCGGCAGCTGGGGATCACGCCGTGGGAGGTCTGGCAACAGGTGCTCGCCGCCATCCCGCGATCAAGCTTCCTCTGCGGTCGCGCTCCGCCCGGCAAGGGCTACGTCAAGCCCATGACCCTCACCATCGATTACGTGCTCCGCCCGGCGGAGTTCCAGAAGATCCTCGAAGGAGCCTATGATGACCGACCTGGCAGCGGCCCGAGCAGTTACGATCCTTCCACCGGCCGACGCTATGGCCCGAGCGAGCAGGCTGGCCGTTCGGTCCTCGAACGCCGCCGCGCTCGTCGAGCTCAATCCCAACAACCAGGGGATATTCCAGGAAGTCCGGGAAACCCTCACGCCGCAATTCCTTACCACCCTGGCTGAGGCACACGCGGGCGTCCTGGCTCAACTGGCACTTCCCGCCGATCGGCAGGCCGACATGCTGGTCGTCGAGCTCACCCAGGTGATCAAGATCATCGGGCTGGGCATGACGGCGGAGCACCGTGACGAGTGGGTCGACGCTGTCGCAACGGAGCTCGAGCAGTTCCCCTGGGCGCTCGTCCAGCCGGCGATCGCGCGGAAACGGCGGGTGATCACCCGGCACAACGAGTTCCTCGCAGCCGTGATCGCCGACGTCGTCGAGGATCAGCAGCGCCTGACGGCCGAGCGCCGCGTGATTGAGCAACTTATCCAGATTGCGGAGGATTGACCGTGTCGGGGGGAAAGCTTCCAGGAGTGCGGCGCATGTGGATTGACGGCGTTCTCGTCGTCGGGGGCGACGACGCGTCCACCGTGGCGAAAGCGCGCGCGGCACGGATCGCCGAAGCACGCGAACGCCTTGCGCAGACCGAACGTCAGTGGCCCGGCCTGGTGGTCGATTATCAAGCGCGCCAAGCCAGACTGTCTGCGGCTGCGCGTCGAGAGCGGCGCCGGTTCGAGCTTCTCGTTCTTGGACACGAATTGGAAGACGCGGACGATCAGGCAGAAATTGCTCCTGATGTGCTGCGCGCCGCTCTCTTACGCGCAAAATGGCGCAAGAATGCAAAGATATCCGGCTCGCCGGAGACACACGAGCACGTCAGCAGGACACATGATGGGCCGCTCGCCGCGCTCTACTCGAACGGCTCAATCAGCGTTGAGCAGCTCGCGTCGGCGGTCGAGATCGCCGAAACGGCGAACATGATCGAAGCTGACGTAGCAATGCGGACCCAGGATCTCGATCGCCCCCCCGTCGACATAACTCGTGCGCCGCCCGATCTCATCGAAGGTCTCCGGAGGGTTCGAATGTATCGTGCCTATGACCATTGGCGACGCCAGATCCCTGCCCCGCGACGGGCTGTTCTCGACATGATAATTGGAGATCCCATCGGCTTCACGGTCGCTGCTCGCCGTTACCGGATGCACAATCGCCGTGCGAAACGGATGTTGCTTGCTGCGCTTGACCTTTGGCCGGGGTGCGTCGAGTTGGCTGAAGCAGAGATAAGCCGCGAAGATCTGAATGATGCCCATGCGGAGCTGAGCCGGAATGGGTGAGCTTAAAATTCTCTTGCAAGTGGCCACGAAATGCGAGAAAAAGCCAGCGACACAATTGCGCCCGCAGCAGATCGGGCGCTTGAAAAACCCGCCAATTTCGGCGGGTTTTTGCGTTTCGGGGGGTGGCCGTGGCCCGGAAGTCGGCTGATCCTACCGCGAGGCTGAAAATTTATTTGGCGGCACGCGAGATTGTCCGTCGTGACGACGTCGCCAACGCTGAAGAAATGGCGAAAATCCTTAGGATGACTTGGCGCAACCTGCGTCTGATCATCGACGCAGACCCCAGCTTTCCGGTTCAGTCACGCGGCGCAGAAGGGATCGCGTGGGAGTTCCGCGTCGCGAAAGTGTTGGATCATCTGAGCAAACGCTGTCGGGCAGAGATCGAAGAAAACGCAACTCGCTCGCGCCGACTTGCCGAGCTCGCCGGTGTAACCGTGCCAGAAGATGGGGTTGGCCTCAGCCTGAGCGAACTGCGCGAGATCAACCGGCTGCAGATGGATACACAGCGCCGCAAGATTGAGCAGCGCGAACTGGTGCCAGCCGCCGAGGTGAGGTCGATGATGACCGAGTTCTTCACAATGGTGCAGAGCGTCACGCTCGCCACCGTCACCGAGCTAGACCCCGCCGGCCAATGGCCAGCCAAGACCCGAGCCGATGTCTCGGACCACCTCCGCACGATGTTGGTGCGGGTCCACGACAAATTCGCGAGCTATATAACGGATGACATTCGAGACCGTCGCCCTGCTCGAAAGAGAGCTGGGCGAACTCGGCAGGCTGGAGCATTGCGTCAAGGCGCGTGACGTCGCCGCCGATCTGATATCCCTTACCCTCCCCCCGGAGGATTTATCGACCACAGAGTGCGCGGAGCGTTATCGCTTCATGCGCGCCCGCGAGGGCAGCGGCAAGCGCCGGTGGCTGCGAAAGCTGACCCCCTATGTGGTCGGGATCCAGGATGCGCTCGACAGCCCGCTCTACCGGTTCGTCGTCTGCATAGGCCCAGGCCGCACGGGTAAGTCGGTCGCCGGCGAGAATAAGCTGTTCAAGACCCTGCGGGTCGGCCCTGCGGTCGACGCGATCGTATACCTGCAGGCCGACGGAGACGTCGACAGCTATGCCGACAAGGAGTTCGCCGACTTCTTCTCCGAGCGGCTGCATCCCGAGATCGCCGCCAAGGTCGGCAAGCGCCCGCAGGATAACAAGCGGGAGTTCAAATATGTTGCCGGCCGATCGGTGCAGTTGCTCCCCGCCAACGAAGGCAACGTCCGCCAGAAGGAAGCAACCTACATCTGGGCCAGTGAGATCGACGGCTATCGCCCCAAGGTCCGGGATGGCTTCAAGGACAATATCGGCGTCCGCATGCAGGCCTCGGGCAACCAGGCCAAGGCATACATCGAAAGCCACCCGGACCTTGGGGAAGCGGGACCGATCGTGACGATCTACAAGGATTCGACGCGGGGCCTGTGGTACTGGCCCTGCCCGCACTGTGATGCATGGGCGAGCCCTCACCCGCGGGCGCCGAAGGGCATGTACATGGCCCTCGTCTATGATCGCGATAACGATCTCGACGATGACGATCTGCTCGACCAGGTCGAGCGCACCGCCGGCCTGGGATGCCCGCATTGCGGTACCGTGATCCGCGACGAGCACAAGGAGGCGATGAACGAGCGCGGCGTCTGGGTGCATGCCGGCCAGGAGATCACGGCCGCCGGCGTCGTAACCGGCCAGCCGCGCAAGAGCGATACGGCCGGCTTCTGGCTGCACGGGACAATGTCTCCCTTCATCTCGTTCGGCGAGATGGCACGTAAGGACGTCGCTGCGCTGATCCATTATGAGCGGACCCGCCGGCCGCGTCGGCTGAAAGAGGTCAGGGTCAAGACCTTTGGTGAAACCTATGAAGGGTCGGCCGCCAGCGCGAAAACGCTGCGAGACCGCGCGGAGGCTGCTGCCCAAATGGCCCTGCGCTTGGTAGGGGTCGTGCCCGACGAGGTGGTCTTCATCACCTCCGCGGTCGACGTCGGCGGGTCGAAGTTCGACGTGATGATCATCGGCTGGGACCTTGAGGGCCGTAGTTGGGTGATCGAGCGCTTCACCTTGAAGCAGCGGCAGACGCCGCGCGGCATGATCGACCTCCGCACCGCCGAGCGGATCGAGGATTGGATGATCCTCGAACAGGAGGTCCTCAACCGGGTTCTTCCGCTCGAGCGCGACCCGAAGCTGCGCATGCCGATCGCCGGAATGGCGATCGACACCGGCGACGGGCATGTCACCGAGAAGGCCCGCGAGTTCGCCCGCCGGATGGCGCGCAACGGGCAATATTGGGGAAAGGCGGACAATCCCTGGCAGAAGGTTCGACTGATCAAGGGCGCCAAGCTGGCGACTGCCCCGGAGCTTCCGAACAAGCCGCGTCCGGTGAGCGTTGATGAGCACGGCCAGCCGGTATCGCCGACGGTTCTCGAATATGATCTGGGCGTCTTCAAGTTGAAGGAGCAGACGGTCGAGCGGCTCGCTCTCAAGGAGGATGGCCCGGGGTATGTCCGGTTCGCCGCCGACCTGCCGTCCTCGATGTACGACGAGTTCGCCGGTGAGCACCTGGCCGATGGCAAGTGGGAGCGAACAGGCCCCAACGAGAGCCTCGATCTGTTCGGCTACAACGAAGCCGTCAGGCTGATGCTCAAGCCTGATCGAGCGGCGATCAGGTGGGATGTGGCACCGCCGGTCTGGGCTCGTCCGATCCCGATCGTCGCGCCCGCCCACAAGCACCAGCAGGAGGGTTCGGCGTCTCCTGAAACCAAGAAACCGAAGTCAGCCATCGATCGGCTGGCGGCTCTCAATCGCAAATAGCGGAGATCTAGTGTGGTAACACGAGAAGAGCTCGAGGCTGACATCCTCGCGCTTCGCAATGCGCGCACATCGCTGCTTCGCGGCAGCACCGTAAAGCAGGTGGAGCGCAACGGGCGGAAGCTGGTAATGGAGATGCCCAAACTCTCCGACCTCAACAACGCGATCGCCGACCTCGTGCGCCAGCTCGGCGAGCTTGATCAGGCCGGGGATCCGACGCTCCGTAGGCGCCGAGCCCTGTCGGTGGGCCTGTGAGCATCGTTGCGGGAGGCCTGCCCGCCGGAACCGTTAATGCCTCGATCAAGACCGCGATGGCGAAGCCGCGCGCCTTTGCGTTCGGTCCAGGCGGATATGGCTATTTCGCTGGCAGCACCGGGAGCAAAGAGCTTGGCGGCTGGCACCCGCTCAATCGGACGCCCGATAGCGAGGTACTCCAGTCGAAGGAGAAGGTCACCGCCCGCGCGCGAGATCTGGATCGGAACAACGGTTGGGCGATCGGCGGCCTCGACAAGCGGGCTGATGCAGTCATCGGCGCCAATATCCGGCTCCGCGCGAAGCCCGATTGGCAGGCGCTCGGTCTTACCCCCGAATGGGCGGACGACTTCGCACGCCAGGCGGAATCGATCTTCCGGACATGGGGCAACGACGACCGCTTCCTAAACGATGTCGAGCGGCACCAGTCGTTTGGTGCGCAAACCCGCCTCGCATATATGCACTTCGTGCGGGATGGCGCGGCATGCGCCCCGCTTTACTGGATTACCGACCGTGGTGGCCTTTTCGCCACAGCCGCCCTGCTGCTGGATCCCCTAAGACTGTCGAACCCTGATGGCCGCCCCGATGGCCTCGGGATGGACGGGGTCGATATCCGGGGCGGCGTGGAACTCGATGCTTACGGTGCCGCTCGCGCGTACCATGTGCGGGATGCCCACCCCTATGAAAGCGGCTGGGCCCAAAGCCACAAATGGACGCGGATCCCTCGGGAAACCCCTACCGGTCGGCCGCTGTTCGTCCATGCGATCAACAAGCGCTTTGCGCATCAGCATCATTCACTGAGCCGGCTGGCAGCCGCCATGCCGTCCCTGCGGACCCTCGATGTCTATCAGCGCAGCGAGGTCGCCGCGCAGATCGTCAACGCGGTCTTCGGAATGTATATTTCCAGCCCGTTCGACAGCGACTTCGTCCGGGAGGCCATGGCGCCCGTCGGTGACGGCGACGGCGATCTGCTGGGCTCCTATCAGGACCAGCGCATGGCCTATCACGAGAAGGCCGACATCACGATGGACGGGGTGCGCCTTGCGCACCTCTTCCCCAACGAGAAGATCGAGACGATCAGCGGTGCGCGATCGGCGACAAACTATGAGGCATTCACCCGCGCCGAACTTCGGAAGATAGCATCGGTCTATGGCCTGTCGGGCGAGCAGTTGTCCAACGACTGGAAGGGCATCAACTATTCGAACGCCCGGACCCTGCTCAACGAGGTGCAGCGCGGCTTTCTGACCGATCGCCACATCTTCACCCAGAGCTACTGCTCGCCGATCTACGGCGCCGTGATCGAGGAAGCCGTCGCGCGCGACCTTCTTGAGGTGCCCGGCGGCAAGCAGAACTTCTACCGGATCCGCACCGCCCTCACGGCAGCCGATTGGATCGGACCTGGCCGCGGCTGGATTGATCCGAAGAAAGAAGCTGAGGCAGCGGCGCTGCGCATCAGCATGGGCATCAGCTCACAGACCGACGAAGCCGCCGAACAGGGAAAGGATGCCGACGAGGTCCGCTGGCAGCGCAAGCGCGACCTCGAGCAGGACCGGAAATACGGCCTCACGCCCATTGACCCCAACGCTGGCGCCGAAGCCGGCGGAAACAACGACGACCCTGACCAGACCGACCGCGACGATGAGCGCGAAGCCGCCGGAGACGACGAATGACCCATTTCGCCAATGTGATGCAGCGCATGTTCAATACGCCGGTGATGATTCGCCAGGAAAAGGCGGAGATGATCGTTGCCGCCCTGGCTGACCGTCTCGGCATCGCCAGCCTGCAGCGCATGGATGGCTCGGCGATGACGTCCGTCGAGATGAACGCCATGGCCGCGGTTGGCCGCCGCGAGCGGCGCGTCGAGAGCCGCATGTTCGACGTCGTCGACAACGTTGCGTGGATCCCGATCAGCGGCACGCTGGTACACAAGCTGGGCAGCCTGGACCCTTATTCCGGCATGACCGGCTACGACGGCATCATGACGAAGGTGCGCTCAGCGATGGCGGACGAAGATGTCCGCGCCATCTGGCTCGACATCGACAGCCCCGGAGGCGAGGTGTCGGGGTGCTTCGATACAGCGCGAGAGATCGCTGCATATAGCAAGCGATCGGGCGGAAAGCCGATCTGGGCGATGTGCAACGAGACGGCATGCAGCGCGGCGTATGCGATCGCCAGCGCGGCCGATAAGGTCTTCGCGCCCGAAACCTCCGTGGTGGGCTCGATCGGAGTTTACATCCTGTTCGTCGACTGGACCAAGGCGCTCGATAAGGATGGGATAGCTGTCCAGTTCATCCGGTCCGGTACGAAGAAAGCGCGCGGTTCGGGCTACGAGGCGATCGACGCTGACACCATCGCCAAACTGCAGGCCTCGGTCGACGAGACCCGTGAGATGTTCGTTCGGCTGGTCGCCAGCAACCGACGCCTCACCCAGCAGAAGGTCCGTGACACCGAGGCGGACTGGTACGGCGGCAATGCCGCTCTCAATCTCGGTCTGATCGACGGCGTCATGTCCGAGGTCGAAGCCTTCTCGAAGCTTCAACAGTCGCTCGCGCGCGCGGGCTGACACCCACCACGAAAGGAAATCATCATGAAGTTCCGCCTTCTCGGGCGGGGCGGTGGACTCGCGTCTGCTGCCGCCGCGCTGATGCATGCTGAAACCGATCCGAAGGATCTCGCCGACGCGGGAAATGCGCTGGGCGAGCTCGGCGCAGGTCGCGCCGAGGCCGAACGCGAAGATCGCGGCCACGTTGCCGTCGATCCGCCGGCTGGTGTTGCCAGTGAGCCCGCCCCTGCTGCGGGCGCTGACGGGGCGGCGGCCGGATCCGACACCGACAAGGATAAGGACAAGGAAAAGAAGGACGGTGAAGACGACGACCAGGCAGCCGCGACTGCGCGGGCCGAGGGTCATCGCGCTGGCGCTTCCGCTCAGCTCGAGCGCTGCCTTACCGTGATGCGGTCGGAGCACTTTGCTGGACGCGAGCCGCTCGCGACCGAACTTCTGGCGGGCGACATGCCAGCCGACAAAATCGTCGCCGCACTGGCCGTCACCTCGAAGGCGGACGGCAACCCGATGCTTGGCAACCTCAGCACCCAGATCAACCCCGCCCTCGGCGCGGGCAAGCCCGCCGGTGGCGGGCAGGTCGATGCCAAGGCCAGCTGGGATCGGACCATGGCGCGGCTCGGCTTCGCGAAGAAGGACTGACGGGCTCCGGCCCATTTCAAAAGGAGTGAAACATGGCTGTTCTGACCAGCAACAATCAGCGCGCCGGCTGCTATCTCGGCGAATCCGCGGCGCTCAACATCGTCAACGAGGAGATCAAGGTCCCCTCGGGCGTCGCGAAAATGCTCCCGGGAACAATCCTGGCGCTCGTCGCCAGCGGCACCACGGTGGTGACGCCGGGCGCCGTCGTGAGCGGTAGCGGCGGCGTCCCGGGCAACGGCTCGATCGGCGTCGTCACGGCCGATGTTGGCGCACCTGAGGGTACCTACCAGGTCGTCATCCTCAACCCGGGGGCCAATGCCGGCGCCTTCGAGGTCCGCAAGCCTGATGGCAGCATCGATGGCAACGGGACGGTGGGCGTCGCCTACAACGGCACGATCAACTTCACCCTCGCGGACGGCTCGACCGACTTCGTCGAGGATGATCGCATCCCGGTCGTCGTCAGCCGGCCGAACGGCGAGAGCTACTATCCGCATGATCCGGCCGCCGGCGATGGCCGCCAAAACGCGGTTGGCATCCTCTACGACACGGTCGACGCCAGTGCCGGTGCCAAGAAGGCGGTCGCGACCGTCAACGGCCCCGCCTCGATCTTCGGCAACCGCGTGATCTGGAAGGCCGGCATCACCGCCGATCAGAAGGCCGACGCGATCAAGGCGCTCGCCGCCAAGGGCCTCAAGTTCCTGCCCCAGCACGCGTCGTAAGCGGCTGGGCAACCTCGGAAAGGGAAACCACAATGATCACCCTCGACGTTTTCAACAACGACGCATTCAGCGTCACCACGATGCTGGATCCGGTTAATCTGATGCCGACGGTCCCGGCTTTTCTCGGCTCGCTCGGCATTTTCAACGATGAGCCGGTCGCCACCGACACGATCGGCATCGGCCGCAAGGAGACCGACCTCAACCTGATCCAGACGACGCAGCGCGGCGCGCCGATCGAAATCCTCGACCCCGAGGACAAGAACTACCGGCCGTTCAAGATCCCGCGCATCGCGAAGGGCAGCAAGATCCGGGCGTCCGAGCTGGCCAATGTCATCCCCGGACCGGACAGCAACGAGGTCGAGACTGCTATGGCGCGTCTCGCTCGCGACCAGCAGCGGCTTAAGCAGGACGTCGTCTATACCGACGAGTTCCACATGCTTGGCGCCATACAAGGCGTGCTCCTCGACGCCGACGGGGCGGTGCTGGTCGACTATTACGATGAGTGGGACATTGCGGTTCCCGACGACATCGAGGTCGATTTCACGCTGGACGGCGGCGAACTCGCCGAACTGTTCCGCAACCAGATCGAGCGCCCGCTGATCCGCACCGCCAAGACTGGCCAGGGCGTGAGCCGCGTCGTCGCCCTGACCGGTGACGAGTATTGGGATAAGCTGCTGCGAAACCCCGAGGTTCGCGAGACCTACCTTCACTGGCAGGCGGCCGCCGATCTCCGCAATCAGTCGGCCTTCCAGACCTTCCGGTATGGCAACGTCGAATGGATCAACTATCGGGGCTCAGACGACAATTCGACGATCGCTGTCGACGTCGACGAGGCGGTGATCTTCCCGACTGGCGTCCCCGGCATGTTCCGCAAGGTGCTTGGGCCAGGCGAGACGATCGAAACCGTCAACCGGATGGGCCGCGACGTCTATCCGCTGATCGTCTGGGATAAGGACCGCAATATGTGGATCCAGCCCGAGATCTACGCCTATCACCTCCACCTCAACACCCGCCCGGACCTCGTCCTGCGCGCGACGATCGCAGGCTGATCATGAAGCGCTGGTATAGGGGCCTTAAGGGCCAGACGATCGTCACGCCGGAGGGCCTGGTGGTCGTAAATAAGGGGTCGGTGAAGCTGATCGATGAGGTGATCGTCGAGAAGCATCGCTACATCGAGCGCGAGATCCTGGAGGAGATCGATCGGGCGGCGGCAGAGCATGCTGTCACCGACGATCTTCATGGTGATATCGCTGAAGAACGTGTGAACCAGATGTCGGCCGCCAAGGCTGCGCGACACCGCGCCCGGCAGCGTCACGCGCTCAAGCTCGGCGTTGATGCGCGTATCAAGAGTCCGACCAAGGCGCGCTCTGAGCGGAACAAGGCTCGGAAAGCCCGCAACAACGTTGGCGAAGGTGCACCTGCCAGCGCTCCCCCGGTCGAATAAACATGGCATCGCTGTCTGACTTCGACAGCAGACTCGACGCAAAGACGCTCGAGCATCTGGGGGACCCCATCCTCTACACGGCAGAAGGTGGGGTCCCGACAGCCATGAAGGCCTTCGTCGATTTCGGCGAGGGCTCCGATAGCTATGGCGGCAGCGGGGTCCAGGTGGGCCAGCGCACCGCCGAGCTGCTCATTTCCCTCGTGCCCGAGCGGCCCACCTCAGCGTGCACGATCCGGCTCGAAAAGCTGGGGCAGGACTTTTCCCCCTTCGACGTGAAGACGGACGAGTCCGGCAACTGGTGGGTCTGCAAGCTCAAGCCGAGGCGCTGATGACCGACTATCCGACTTCCGTCACCGGCCTGCCCTCAGGCCGGAAGATCCTCGTGCGCCTTCGCGACGTGCTCGAGCTCGCCGCCGAAGCGCTCCCCGTCGACCATCCAGTTCACGGGACAGCCTTCGTGATCGATCGATCCTACGAAGATCCGTTCACGGAAACCGAGACGCTGGCCGGCGCGGTTGCGATCCGCCTCGTCGACACCAGCCGGTCCTCCTGGGACCACAGCACCCTGCTTCACCAGGGCGAGATGAAGCTGGACATTGGCACGGCCGAAAGCGGCGTCAACTCGATCGGCGAGCGCGCGGCGTTCATCGATGCCTGGGTCGTCAACGTCCTTCACGGCGACATAACCCTCGGCGGCCTCGCCAAGGACCTCGAGTCCAAGTCGCTGACCGCCGATGAGCAACAGGGCGCGGAAGCGGGGATCGCGCTGTCGGCGTTCGCCGTCTCCTGGCTCACCCCTCGCACCGACCTGTTCACCATCATCGGGCCGTTCGGGCCCATTTCCTGACGGAGATTGCCATGACGAAGAAGACCCCCGCGGCGGTTGCGCCGCGGCTGCCGGCGACGAGCGTCGATTTCAATGCGCTCGACGCCGCCTGCAAGGCGGGCGACGACGCTGCGCGCGCGTTCGGCGAGACCGTCGCCGCCGCCCATCGCAACCGCCTCCAGCCCCGCGACCTCGCAGCTGGCGAGATGCTCGAAGACGCCAGCGACGCCGCGGCGATCAAGGGCGTTCCCACGGCCGCGCCCGAAGCGCCGGCTGCCTGACCCCTCCCCCTTCCACAAAGGATAAGCGAACATGGAACCACCCATCGTCCAGGATCTCGTCAGTTCGACGACCCTCGCCTTCAAGCTGCAGGCCGACCAGGACACTTACGCCGCGCCGACGACGGCCGACACCCTTTCGGTGGCCAACGTCCAGCTCCGGCCGAACGACATCACCCTCGAGAACCCGGAATATCGCGGCTCGATCCATCGCCCCGGCCCGTTCCTGATCGGCACGACCTGGGATATCACCTTCGAGGTGTTCCTGCGGGGACCCGGCGGCGCTGCTCCGCCACTCGCCGACGCCTTCATTCTCGGTCGGATTCTGCGGACGCTCGGCTTCACGGAGAACGTCGTCAGCGCTGCGATCCCGGCTGCCCTTGAGGATCTGGGCGTCGGCTCGACCACCACAGCAGCGAAGCTCGGTGCCGGCGCAACCGGAACCGCCGACCTCTACAAGGGTCTCGCCTTGGCGCTGCCGGGCGCCAATCCCGTTACCGGCCGCTCGCTGTCGATGATCGCCGCCTATTCGGCCGCGAAGCTCGCAACGATCGCGGAAGAGATGGATGATCCACCGGCCGGCAAGTACCAGATCGTCAAGCAGTTGGCCTATCTGCTGTCTCCGTCGGACACGCCACCCGTCGCCTCGGCGGCGATCTGGCTCGGCGGCTTCCGCTACAACCTGCAGGGCCTCGCTCCGTCGTCGGCCACGCTCACTTTCCCCACCGCGTCGCGCGATGGCGGCTCGGATCTGCCGAAGCTCGCCGTCACCTTCTCCGGTGACATGCACAGCTATGACGAAGAGGACTGCCCGCCGATCGACGTCTCCCTGCCGGTGCCGCCGTTCAAGGGCGGCAAGATGATGATCGCGGACAAGCCCATGGGCGGCTCGACACTGTCGCTCGATCTGAGCCCGCGCGTCGCCTATCGGCCGAACCCGAACAAGGCGACTGGGTCCGAGGGCGCAACGCTGGTCGAGACGCGTCGCTCGCTCGCGATGACGCTCAACAAGACGGCGCTGTCCTATCTCGACCTGCTGGCGCTCTCCGCCGCACAGGCCGAGCACAATATCCAGGCGCTCTACGGCTATGGCAGCGGCAACTTCGTCGGCTTCGGTGCGTTCGGCGCGCGCTTCAGCACGCCGGAGCCGCAGGCAGGCGGTGATTTCTACGCCGATCAGCTGACCGCCTATGTCGATGACCCCGATCGGACCGTCGCGCTGACGTTCCCGTACTGGGGCGCCTGACCATGACAGCGACGTCTCATAGCGATCTGGCGGACTTCACGCCGGACTCGCTCAAGGACGTAGCGGGGGCCCCGGTCTTCTGGCTCAAGCCGATGACCGGGCGCACCCTTCCCCGCTACAAGCACGCTCTCAGGGCCGCCGGGCTGAAGTTCCATCAGGTCGATGACGTCCGGGCCGAGACCTTGAAGGCGCTGCAGACGCTGTGGTCGCCAGAGCTCTATGGCGAGCACGCCGCCCGTCTCGAAGCCTATTGGAAGGCGAGCGACACCTATGATCGGCTCGTCCGCGACTGGCAGGCCGCCGGAGCGGCTGGCGAGGCACCCGATCTCAAGACGCTGATCGACCAGGCCGAGGTCGACAGCATCCGGGATCTCCAGAATCGCCTTGGCGATGCCTGGCCGCCGCTGGCGATGATGGCGGCAGACAATGCGCTGTGGCTCGAGGAGATGCCGCGTGTCGCGCTGTCGATGGTGCTGGCCGGCTGGAGCGGGATCGACCTGCCCTTCCGCATGGAGGAAGGTCGCGTACCGCTTGCGGTGATCGACCAGATTGAGAAGGCGCTCAGCAAGGCGGAGGACGCGGCGATCGCGCGCAACGTCTCGATCGGGGCAAAGGGCCTCGCATTCCAGATGCTGCTCGCGCGTGGGCTCCAGGAGCTCAACCTCGGTGGAGTAGAGGAAAAAAACTCGCCATCGCCGTCGCCTGCAGCCTCAAGCCCGAATGGTTCGATGACGAGCACATCGAGCAAAACGGAGGGTGCAGGATCGACGGCGTCGGAACCTTCAAGTCCAACCCAGCCCGCCTGATCGGCGACCGCGAGCGCCACCTGGTGCAGCTCTATTTCCAGTGCACCAACGAATGGGGGGCGATCTCCCGCTATCCGGATGGTGAGCCGGTGCTCGACCAGCCGATCAAGCTCACCCGCGCCTTCGCCGTGATCGGTCGGGAAGTCGCCCGCTATCGGAAATCCAAATGAACCAGATCTTCCGCTCCACGGTACGCACGCCGGCCCGTGGCACCGCTCGCGCGCAGCTGCGCCTCGAAAACCAGCTGGCGCGTGCAATGGCGCGCTCGACCGACAAGGGCGCTACGGAGGGCAAGAACCTGATCCGAGCGGACATGGTGGAGGCGGGCCTTGGCCGGCTCGCCTTTGCGATCGGGTCGGGCTCGGATCTGAAGCGCCAGAGGATCTACCGCACTGCCGAAGGCTTCAAGGTCTCGGGTGACATACATATCCGCGGGCGATCCGAGCGGACGCGCGGCGCCATCCAGATCTACACCCAAGGCGGCGACATCACCCCGACCAAGGGATGGCTGTGGATCGCCACCGACGAGATCCCGGCTCGGGTGAACCGACGGAAGATGACCCCGGCGATCTACAACCGAAGCGGGCTGGTCGATCGGATCGGCCCGCTGATCTTCCGGCCCGGCCGGCATTCCGGCGAGGCGGTCCTGATCGTGCGCAATGTCACGGTCGACCGCTTCGGCCGTGGGCGGCGCGCGCGCAGGCTTCCGAAACGGGGGGCTATCGGTGCCACGCGCGAACGCCGCGAGTTCATCGTCGCCTTCGTGGGCATCAAGCGCACGTCGCGCAGCCAGCGCATCGAGCCGCGTCGGATCGCCGGCCAGGCGGCCGCTCGCCAGCCGCGCATTCTTGAAACCGAACTGAGGAACGTCCGATAATGACCACCGGCAGCGCCTTCCCGATGTTCATCACCGCCGAATATCGGCGTGATGCGGCAGGCTTCCCTGCGTTCGAGCGCGATGCTGCCGAGGGCGCCCGCGCCGCGCGACGGGCTATCGACAGTGCCTTTGCCGGATCTGGCGAAAGCGTGCGTCAGCAGTTCCAGGTGGCGTTCAACGACGTGGGGCGGTTCGCGAAGGAAGCGCTCCAGCGGTCGCTCAACGACAATGGCAGGCTGGACCTCAACCTCCCGGGTTTTCAGCAGGCGGCGCGCGAAGCACGGGCCTATCAGCAGGCCGTGCAGGAGCTGTTCGATGCGGCCCGCACATTGGCGCGGCAGACCGGCGACACGTCTTCGGAGACCCGGCAGTTCCTGGCCGCTCTTGAAGCACAAGTGGTGGAATCGCGCTCCGCGGTGGCTGCGGCCGACGCACAGACGGCGTCCTATGCCAAGCTGCAGGAGCAGCTCGACCGAACCGCCAGCCGCACCTCCTCGCTCGCGACGGCTATGCGCGACCTGTATCAGCAGCAGGCTGCAGCGGCCCGCGCCGAGGTCCTCCAGGGCGAAGCCCGCAACGCTTTCGATACCACGCTCGCGCGTCAGGGGGTTGGCGCCTCCAGCGGCAAGTCGGCCGCCGCCGCCGCCGAGATCTTCCGTGAGGCCGCCGCGCTCGAGGATCTGGCGAATGCCGAGCGCAATGCCGCGCGCTCAGCAGACCTGCTCGCCCAGATCAACCGGGTCGTCGGTGTTACCGCCACAGAAGCAGCGCGAAGCGCCTCGGAATCGGCCAACGTATTCGAACAGGCTTTCCGGGCGCAGGAGCGCGCTGCGCAGGAGGCCGAACAGGCCTGGCTCGACCTCGCACGCGCCCAGGAAGTCGCCGAGCGGCAGGCGATCGCCTACCGCAGAACGCTGGAGAGCCAGAGCGCGTTCGCGCCGACGTCCGAGATCGAGCGCTTTCGTCAGCAGGTCGAGACGATCCAGCAGCTCACGGCTGGTGCCCTGTCGATGCCGCGCAACGATCTGGGCTCATTGGCGATCGATCTCGATGCTTACAAGCGCGGGGCCGAGAACGCCCGGGCACAGGCGATCGCGCTGCGCGAAGTCGCGACCGCGGCCGACCGGGCGGCCAAGGAAGCGGGCGATCTCTCCGAAGCGACCCGACGCCTGATCGTAGCGGCTGGCGCGGCGGCGCGCGAGGCCGAGGATCTGGCGAACGCAGCCGAGGAAGAGGCGCGCGCCTTCACCTTGCTGCAGGGCGCGCTGAACCAGACCTCGTCGAGTACGCAGGCTGTGATCCGCAACAACAACAAGCTCAACGAGTCCCTCTATGGTGGCGTCGATGGGCTGCGCGCCCAGCGGTTCGCCCTCGTCCAGACCGGCCAGCAGCTTCAGGACTTCACGGTCAGCCTGAGCTCCGGCCAGAAGCTGAGCACCGTGCTGATCCAGCAGCTGCCCCAGCTTGCTTTCGCCATGACAGGTTTCGGGGGCAAAGTCGGACAGGTCGCCGAAAAGCTCGCCGGACTTCAGGGCTTCCTCATCATCACCGCGATCGCACTGGCGGCCGAGTTCACTCCTGCTCTGTTCGGCGCCAGCGAGGCGTCGGATGACCTGGCGAAGCGCCAGGACCTCCTCGCCGACTATCTTGATAAGGCGACAGGCAAGATCAAAGAGCAGGTCACCTGGCTCGACATCCTGCAGGGGAAGCGAGACCTTGAGGCCGCGCGCGAGAAGCAGCAGAGGACCTTCGATCGCGCGCGGCGCAGCGTTCTAACGACGCTGACCGAGTCTGGCAGCCGGCTCGATCCAACTGCGCGCGTTGCCAATCCGAATCCGGTCTCGGCAGAGGGTCTCAAGCTCCTTCGTCAGACATATCGCGACCTCGAGAGCGGCGCGATCGATGCAGCCAAAGCCGTGCAGTTGATCAGCGCAGCAGCGGCAAAGGACAAGTCGCTCGCCGGCGCGGCGAAGGATGTTGAGAAGGTCGCCTTCGCCTATAATGATGCGAAGAAAGAGCTCGACGCCACCAACCTCCAGATTGCCCGCCTAGCCGTTTCTCAAGGCACCGCAACCGCAGCGCAGAAAAAGCTGGTCGAAGCGAACCGGGAGAGCAACACCAACACCGCCCGCGCGATCGAGCTGGCCAGCCAGGAAGCGACCGCTACCACCGACGTCGAGCGCGCCCGTGCCCGGCTGGAGCAGGTCAAGCTGCGCGGCGCCGATATCGACAAGAAAGGGGAAGCTGCCCAGCGGCAGTACCGCAAGGATCTCGACGCAGCCAACACCGCGCTGAACCAGGCCGAGGCGGCGGCGGACGCGGCGCGGCGCGCCAAGACCGATCTGAACCGCGAGACGCGCGAGGCCACCAAGCTAGCGAAGGAGCAGTCGGCGGCCGAGGAACGGATCAAGCGGATCAGCGGCCAGTTCGATGCCCAGCCGCGCTTCGCCGACCAGCAGGAAGCCGCGCTGCGCTATCTCGACCAGCAGATCGAGCGCTATCAGAGGCTGAACGACGAGAAGTCGAAGCAGATCGTCATTGAGGCGCGCGCGGCCAAGGCCACCGTCATCTCCGGTCGCGACACGCGGTTCGAGCAGTTCGTCGAGGATCAGCAGCAGGGGCTGGAGATCCAGACGCTCCGGAATGCGGGGTACCTCGCCGAGGCCGACGCGCTCCAGAATATCTACCAGCTGCAGCGCCAGATCGGCTCGCTCCTGCCAGAGCAGAAGGATCAGGTCATCGCGATCGCGCGCGCTTATGAAGCGCAGCGCCGCGAGGCCGAGGAAACCCGCAAGGTCGTCGAGGCCTATGCCGGGATGGTCACCGACGTGCAGAGCGCCATCGAGCGGCTGGCTGGACGCACCTTGGCCGGCAAGAACCCGCTGAAGTCGCTGAGCAGCTTCGGCTCGGACCTCGTCAACAGCTATGTCCAGACGCAGATCCGCGTGGCATCCGAGCAGCTGTTCAAGGGCGTCGACCAGCAGCTGCGCGACTTCGTCAATCCGCAGCAAAAGCTCGACACCGCGACAACGAAAGCAGCCGACGCGGTCGAGGTGTTCGCCCGCGCGCTGACCAACGCGACAGCCCAGCTGACAGGGGCCGGACAGGTCAAGTTGCTCGGCGATAGCGGGTTCGGCGGCACAGCGGCACTCGCCAACCTGACCCTGCCTTCCGCCCAGAATCTCGCCGGAGACTTGCGAGCCGCAGCTGCCGACGCCCTCGCCGATGCGCGAGATGCTCTCGGCATAGATGGAGGCCGCACCGACGGCGAGATCATCGTCAGCGCCCAGAAGGAAGTGGTCACCGCCATTCGTAAAGGGACCGGCGACCTTCTCTCGAAGGGCTTTCCGTCGGTCAAGGATGCTCTGAACCAGCTGGGCGGCGCGCTGGGCGACAACCTCGCCCGGAGCGGAGAACGCCAGGGCGGCCTCATCGGCAAGGCGTCGCGCAGCCTTCAATCGGTCAGCCAGAACCTCGGCACGATCATTCAAGGCGGCGCGCTGGGCGCGGCGATCGGCGGCAGCTTTGGCGGGTCCGGCCGGAATATCGGCGGTGGCGTAGGCGCCTTGTCGTCGCTCATCTTCGGGAGCAGCGCCAATAGCGTGATGGGCCCGCTGGCGATCGCGAGCGTGGCGAACCAGGCCATCGGCGACATCTTCGGGTTCAAGGGTGGCCCGCTGGGCGTACTGACGGGGCTGTTCTCACGCACCAAGAAGGGCTCCGCCACCCTCGGCTACGACTCGACGACCGGCATCTTCTCCAACGCCGTCTCCGGAAACAGCCAGTCATATCGAGATGCAGCGAACAATCTGGGCAACAGTGTCACAGGCACGTTGCAGAAGATCGCGGACTCGCTCGGCGCCGACCTCGGCGACTTCTCGGTTTCGATCGGTGCTCGGAAGAAGAACTACGTCGTCGATAGCACGGGGAGCGGTCGGACCAAGGGCGCTGGCACCCAGAGCTTCAAGGAAGAAGCCGACGCCATCCGAGCGGCTGTTATCGACGCTATCCGCGACGGGGCAATCAGCGCCAGGGCGGGTACGCAGCGCCTCCTTAGTCAGGGCACAGACCTCGATGCGGCGCTAAACCGCGCGGCCAAATTTGAAGGCGTGTTCAAGTCGCTCAAGCAGACGCTGGATCCGGTCGGCTATGCGGTCGACGAACTGGACCGGCAATTCGAAGACCTCAAGCGGGTATTCGCGGCGGCTGGTGCGAGTTCGGAAGAATATGCCCAGCTCGAGCAGCTCTATTCGCTCCAGCGCGCCGACACGATCAAGCAGGCGGCCTCGGCGATGCGCTCGTCGCTGCAGGGGCTGCTCGACGATCTGAAGGTCGGGGAATCGGGCGGGCTGTCGCTGCGCGACCGGCTCAACAATGCGCTGGCGACCTATAACCCGCTGGCGGCGCAGGTACGGTCGGGCGCCACGAACGTCGATTATGACGCCTTCACCGAGGCGGCCCGCACGGTGCAGGAGCTCGCGCGCGAGCTCTACGGGAGCCAGGACGGCTTCTTCTCGATCATCGACGACATCCGCTCGCTGACCGAAAAGGCGCTGGGCGACCAGCAGGCGATGATCGACATGGCGACGGGCAAGACCACGCCCTTCGACGCCTCGACGCCCTCCACGACGTCACCGTCGAACGACAACACGCCGATCGTCAACGGCCTGACCTCGGTCGAGCAGGCGATCGCGCAGGGCTTCGCCTCCATGGGTCTCAACCTGAACTCGATCCTGACGGCCATTCGCGCCCAGGGCACGACCGCGCTGATCAACCCGAACAGCATCGCGCCTAGGAGCGGCTTCTGATGCAGCATGTTCTGGCAACGCTCGAGCCGCTCGATCCGGCCACGGGCGAGCGCGTGATGCTGCGCGCTGCGTCCGCCGATCTGCGCGATCTGACGGGCATGGGCGAGGAGCGGTGGTGGCCGGCGATCTCGGAACTGCCGACGCGGTCGATCGGCCTGTTCGATGGCGACTTCTCCGGCGCGCCCTCGTTGGGCACCGCAAGCCTGACCGTCCAGTTGGACCGGCTTGCGAAGCTCTATGGCGACGCGCGCCGCCTATTCTGGCCGTCGGCCAAGGTGAAGATCTACCGGGGCTCGACCGATGATGGCTGGCCATGGGGCGTCTGGTTTCCTGGCATCGTCGACAAGTGGGACATCACCGCCAACCGCTTGCGCCTTACGCTCAGGATCGACACGGCAGCGTTCGACGCGAAGGTCCTGACGCGCAGCTATGCCGGCACCGGCGGCGCCGAAGGGCCCGAGAGCCTGAAGGGCACGCTGAAGCCGCTGATCTGCGGCCGGGCACGCAACGTCGAGCCGATCCTGGTCGACGAGGTCAACTCGGTGTTTCAGTTCTCCGGCTATGGCACGATCAGCGCCGTCAACGCACTGTTCGAGCGCGCCTCGAGCTTCGGCGCCCCGGTGGCAGACCATCCGAACTACGCCGCGCTGGTCGCCGCCACGATTCCGCGCGGGCGCTGGGCGACCTGCCTCGCCGAGGGCATGGTGCGGCTGGGCGCGCCGCCGGCCGGGCTCATCACCGGCGATATCGACGGCCACCGTGTCGGCGCCGGCTGGCCGCGACGCACCGGCGCGATCATCGCCGCAGCGGCCGATATCGCCGACGTCGATCCCGTCCTGATCGACATGGCCTCGCTCGAGGCGCTCGATGCTGCGGTCGACCGCCCGATCAACATCGTCCTGACCGACCAGGCGTCCGTCATCGAGCTGGCGCAGCGGCTGGCGCGCCCGTGCAATGCGCAGGCTGCCATCGGCTGGGATGGTCGGCTCTTCGTCAACAAGCTGGCCTTCTCGGCGCCGATCGCGACGCTGGACGCGCAGGGGCGGCAGCTGCCGAAGGTGATCAAGAATGTCGAGGCAGACGTCTCGGCCCCCTATGCCCGGATCGCCATGGGCGCCGACCGATGCTGGCGCGTTCACACCCTGGACGAGATTGCGAGCCCCTACACGCTCGTCCTCACCGGGCCCTATGATCCGACGCGCAAATATCGGCAGGGCAACATCGTCGATTACGCCGGCAGGCGGTGGGAATGGATCAACGAGAGCGCGCTGGCCGGTCATGAGCCGATGGAAGGCGCATATTGGACGGAGCTTCCGGAGAGCCTGTCCGGCGTGCTTATGGTCTATCCGGACGGCACGCCCGTCCCCGTGCTGCAGCCGGACGAGCCGAACGCCGACAACACGGGCAACCAGTTCGAATCCGTGTTCACCGACAAGCTCGGCCGCGCGCCGGCGGACGTCGTCGGCGATCTCGACATCAGCCTCGAGTCCGTTGCCGCCGCGATCATGCGCGGCGGGCTGTTCAAGGACATCCTCGATCGAGAGACCACGCTTGCCGATGGCACCCGGGTCAAGACGTGGGCCCAGACCATCGGCGTGTCGATCGGCGATACGGTCGCCTTCGTCACCGACCTGCGCGAGGTCAGCAGCGACGGGGTCGTCAAGGCGCTGCTCTCGCTCAACTCGAACGGCCATGTGACCGGCTGGACCGCTACGAACGACGGGGAACGGGGCAACTTCTATATCGTCGCCGACGAGTGGGGCTTCGTAGATCCGGCCGACGCCGACAACCCCGATGCCGTCCCGACCAAGCCCTTCTACTATTATGACGGCATCCTCTATGCCGACAATATGCGGGTCCGGATGCTCGCGGCCGACACGGTGCAGACCGCCAATCTGGTCAGCGGCGCGCTGGGCAAGAGCGAGACGGCGAAGACCGGGATGCAGTATGACGGCAGCGGCCCGGCGCCCGGCGCGGTCTGGCAAACCGTGATCAACTACACGCTCGAGCTCCCCGCGCGCGCGAACGTCACCTTCACCATCTCGGGCCGCCATGCCTACATCGAAGCTGCGGGCGATTTCGAAGCGCTGCTCTTGGTAAATGGCGCCGACAAGGACGTCCGGGCCTTCGGCGGTGCCGGTGCCTATGTCCCGACGTGGAGCGACGTCGATACGTTCGAATACCCCAAGAGCAGCCTCAATATCCAACTGCTCTGGCGCGGCAGTTTCGGGATCCACCTGGAGAAAGCCCGGGTGGTGATGAACGTCACCTACATCGGAGGATCAGAATAATGGATGTTCCTTGGTACCATGTCGGCAAGCCGGGCCACCAGTCGCGGCTCATCTGCAACAGCGCCAGTGGCGCGCGAGCCAGCGCAGGGCGGGACGAAGTTGTCGCCGAAGCCTTTCACGACGGCCCCAGCACGATCTCGGCCGAAGAGCCTTATGTTGTCACCCCCATCAAGGACGAGGCCTGATGCCCACGGAGGCTGAAACGACCGCCTTCAGCACGCTGGTCGACCAGTTCAAGGACCTGGTCGAGCGGCGCGAGACGGGCGACGATCTCTGGTTCGACTGGCAGACGGGCGTCGTCGGCGGTGGGCCCGACGGCGATGGCCGCTATCCCCTCCGCAATCGCGCCGGGGAGGATGTCCTGGTGCTGTGCCCCGCCGCGATGGCAGCGCAGGTGCTCAACATGGGCTATCAGGCGCAGGTGGGCTTCGATGCCGCGCTGACGACGTCCGAGCGCTTCGCCACGCTGATGATGCCGGCGAATGTCCGCTTCACCGATAATTTCAGCAACAATATGGGCATGCTGCTCGGTACCGCGCCAGAGGCCAACCTCGTCATCAACATCCGGCGCTTCGCGGCGGACGGCAGCGGCGGCGCCATCATCGGCACCGTCACCGTGACGCCGGCGCGGGCAATCAGCTGGAACACGGTCGCCACCGGCTTCCTCGACCTGAACGCGGGCGAGGTGCTGGCGCTCGAGGGCCCAGCCGCCGCGCTCGCGGCAACGCAGCTGATCCTGCTGTTTAAGGCGAATTACCGCACATGACGATCTTCTTCACGCTCGACGCCCGAACGATGGTCGACGGGGTCACCATGGCCTCCCTCGGCCTCGAGGAATATCCGGCGATCAAGCCCGACGGGACGGATTTCGGAGACCCCGCCTTCACGACGAGCGGCGGCAGGATCGTCAACGCGAACTTCTTTGACGTGACCTGCCCGCCCCGGCTGGTGCGCCGCCTTGCCGGCCCGATCGTGCGGGGCGAGGCCCGGTTCAAGCTGGGCCAGTCGGCGGTGCTCCTGTTCAGCCCGGATGCACGGCAGGGGCTCTTTCTCGAACGCTACTTCTACGGGACCACGCACGCGCTCGCGGTCGATCATTTCATCGACTATCAGTTCCAGCGCACCGCCGGCTTCCAATATGCCGCCGAGTACAATGGCATCAGCACCGCCAACCAGTATCTTACGCTGCCGTCCGAGGTGGACGTCAGCTGGGTCGTCGCCAGCGGGCAGCTGACGATCCTCGTCAACGGCGTACCACAGCGGCTGCGCGACTTCGGTAATGGCGGGTTCGTGGATAGCGTGCCGATCCCCGCTGCGCTGCTGGGGAGCGACGGCGCAGGTTTCGTCCCCTTCTTCCACAACAACTATGCGTTCCCGCTAGTGCTCCGGGACAATGCCGACCTCATCTACTGCACCGACGTGATCCCCGAGCGATTCGACGACGACACTGCGCGGCTGGTGATCGATGGGGTATGCTCCAAGGGTGCGTCGAGCCAGGTCAGCGTGGCCGTGAGGAGCAGCTCGAACACACTGCTGCACTCGGCCACGGTACCGATCTCCAGCGGGCGATGGCAGGTGCGAACCGGGCAGATCGCAAAGACCTACGAGCCCTCGCGCTTCGTGTGCGATCTCGACGACGGTTCTCTCGATCTCACCGTGACGGATGTCCGGTCCGGTCAGATCAGGACCGGCCAGGTGCTGTTTGGCACGGGCATCGCAGCGAACGCCACAATCCAGAGCCAGCTGTCGGGCACGGCGGGCGGTGCCGGCACGTACAGGATGTCGGCCGCCGCGACGCAGACCGTTCGGGGTCAGATCTCAACGGGCACGAGCGAGCTGCGCGTCACCGCGTCGAATGTCGGTGGCGCGGTCGAACAGCGCGTGGTGCTGGCGGGCTTCCCGCGGACGCTGACGAAGCAGGAGGTGCGGCTGGGCAACAACCTCGACCTGCTCGACTATTACACCGGCTGGTGGCCCTTCCACGATCTCGGCCGTGCGATCCAGTGGCGCGTCGCGAGCCAGTACATCGTGCCGGCGTGGGTCAACGAGTCCGACTTCGCGGCCAGCGGCATGTTCGCCTCCCACCTGCCCGCCTCGGTCATGAACGCGGCACCGAACGGCAGCCCGCGCAAGTTTCCCGACGACACGGCGCTGCAGCTGCAGGCGCAGCTGCCCTGGTTCCCGGAGCCGGGCGACTATGTGATGGACATGACGGACGCGCCAAACCTGCTCTGGTCGTTCTCGAACACGGCCGGCAAGGTGACGGTGACGCTCGACCATTATGGGCCGAAGCTGCACCGCGTCTCGATCAGCGAAAAATACATCCCGACGTCGACCGGCGACGGCTGGCGGATCAACCTCATCCGGGACTCGAGCAAGCCCAACCTCGGCATGCCGACAACCGAGTGGACACTGACAATGCGCAAGGCGGGCTCGCCCGGCGACGTCGAGTGGAACGAGAGCTTCCTCGACTGGGTCCGTCAGGGCGGGATGAGCCACCTTCGCTGGATGTCCGGCATGATGGCGGCCGAAGAGCCCAAAATGCCGAGGAACATCACCACCGCGGCGAAGCGCGCCAAGCTGACCGACCAGACATGGTCCTGCCAGTTCAACGCCCGGCCGCAGATCCCGTTCGAGCTGATCGTCGACCTGCACAACCGCACCGGCAAACATCTGTGGCTGAACCTGCCCCGCAGCGCCGACGAGAGCTATATTCGGGAGATCGTGGGCATCGTCCGCGACCAGCTCGACCCCGAACTGCTCTTCTACTGGACCATGTCCAACGAGGTCTGGAACTTCGCACAGCGGCAGATCTTCAGCTACCGCGACGACGGGCTGAAGCGCGGCCTGGGCAAGGGCCGCAGCTGTCGCGCCGCGATCACCTCTGCCAGCGACATCGTCGAGATCCAGACCGCCGAGTTCGGGCCGGTCGAAGTCGGCCAGCGCATCGTGGGGCCCGGTATCCCCGCCGACAGCTTCATCACCGAGATGCTGGGCGGCTCAGGCCGCGCCGGTACCTATCGCATGTCGAACGCAGCGACTGCCACCGCCACGATCACCGCGACCTATGACGCGGCGACCTTCGGCGGCGACGCGGACTATGATTATTCGGCCGTGCCGAACTGGACGGCGGGCATAGCGGTCACGGCTGGCGACCTCGTGCAGTCGTTCAACATCTATCGTGCCCGCACGACGCACACGAGCGTCGCCGATCCGATCAGCAATACCGACTGGACGAAGTGGGATTTGGTGCAGAGCGGCGACGCTGCCGCGCGACGGGCCCATATCGAGCAGATCCTCGCTGTCCGTGCGATCGTGGAAGACGAGATGGGCGGAGCGACGCCCTACGGCGCGCGCTGCCGGCTGCTCGCCGAGACATGGGAAGCGGTCTTCGAGACCTGGCTGCCAACCTATCTCGACTGGGGCAATCTGCGCGCCCATCTTACGGCGATCTGCGGGGCAACCTATTTCGGGAATGAGTCGCCGATCTTCCGCTGGGAGACAGCGAGCACAGCGGTTCGCCAGGCGGTGCTGACGAAGACCGGCGCAGACCGGATCGCAGTCTGGGTCGATGCCGCGAAGACGGAAGCGATCAACGTCGCGAAGCGGCACGCGAAGAACGCCCTGGCGCTGGCAAACGCTCTTGAGGACAGGGACATGGCCGAAGGCGAGATCGGCTACTGGACCTATGAAGGCGGCCCTGAATATGGCTTCGCTCTGGCCAATGAGGATCTGGCGGCCACGGGCGCCGGACCGATCGACCAGACGGCGCTGCGCACCGACATCCTCGCCTTCCATGCGGCCTATCACGAGGACATCGTCCGGACCTTCTACGAGGCGATCTTCAACGTCTGCGGCGGGGTGAAGACCCATTTCGACAGCTTCACGCCGACCTATTACGCCTATCGGGCGAACGGCACCGGCTACCTGTTCTGGGGCATCAGCCGCGACATGTACGACCGGGCAGAAACGTCCAGCAAGTACCGAGCCCTGCGCGATCTCTCGATCGAGTATGGAGGGGGTGAGGTCGTCGACCCGCCCACCGCGTCCCGCCGGCGACGGCAGACACTGATCATCAGCTGACCAACCTCACGGCCCGCCTCGAGCGGGCCTTTTCATGTCTGGAGAAGATAATGTCCGATTCTGGGGGCGTGTCTGCCGAGCATGCCGGCGGGCTCATTGCCGGCGCTGTCGCGGTGCTGACCATGCTGGGTGGCGGCATCAAATGGATGTTCCGGCGCGCCGACCACGCGAGCGTCTCGCGCGAGAAGAAGCTCGACGCATGGCATCTGGAGCTCAGCGAGAAGGAGGCGAAGCTCGACCAGGGCCGCACCGCCTACATCGAAAGGCTCGAGGCGCGGCTCGAACTGATCGAAACCAATGAACGGGCCAGGGACACCCAGCTGAGCGCGCTCCGTGTCGCATTCGAGCTCGTGTCCAAGGCGCTGAGGCATATCGACCCGGCGAATACCGCTTTGCACCTCGCAGAAGACATCCTGCGCAACGCCTTCCCCGTCAATCCAGAGACCCCGCGCAACATGGTCGACCAGCTCGTCGCGATCGAGGCGCGGACAACCCCCTCCCCCAACTGACCGAAAGGAAATGACGTGATCGACTGGACGTCCGCTCAGCGGCGGCTGGCGGAGCGCGGCTATTACGCGCTCGACATCGACGGCCGACCGGGCCGGGGTACCTATGCCGGCGTGTTCGGCTTCGCAGCAGGCCGCAGGCCCGATGCGACGCTGCTTGCGATCGGCGCCGCCGCGACCAAGCACCTCCCCCCGCACAAGATTGACCAGACGGCCGAGCGCCTGGGCGAGTTCGTGGCGCAGACCTGCAATGAGACCGGCGGCTTCCGGGTCTTCGAGGAGAACCTGAAGTACAGCGTGCGCGCTATCCGGTCCGCCTGGCCGAAGCGCTTCCCGTCCGACGCGGCGGCTCAGCCTTTCGCATGGGACCCCCGCGACGCCGATCGCGAGGACATGGTGCTGGCCGCGCGCGTCTATGGGCAGCGCATGGGCAACCTGCCCGCGCACCTCGACGACGACGACGAAGAGGACGGCTGGCAATATCGCGGCCGCGGCATGCTGCAGCTGACCGGGCGGGCGAACTACGCCGAGTACGGCCGGCTCTCTGGCCTTCCCCTCGTACAGCATCCCGAACTGGCGGCCGATCCCGCTGACAGCCTCCAGATCGCTGCGATCTTCTGGACCCGCGGCAGGGTGAATGCCGCCATCGATCGCGGCGATTTCCGCGAAGCCCGCAGGATCACCAACGGCGGAGCGATCGGCCTCGAGCATGTCGCTGAGCTCCGCGCCCGTGTCCTGACCATCCTGAAATGAAAGGGACGACCATGACTGACGACCTGAAGCCTCCTGCCCAGATCAAGGTCCAGCCCGGACCGCTCTTCCCGCTGCTGGCCAATTTCTGCCGGCAGCTGGCCATCCTCATCGGCGGGGGCGTGACGCTCCTCTCCCTGCTCGGCCGCGGCGATGTCAACGAGATCATCAGCTATCTTTCGGGCGACGAGATCATCCCCGTGCTCGCAGCCGCGAGCGTCGTCATCGCCTCGCTGGGTTCCTTCTGGCGCACCATCCACAACGAGGCGGTCAAGCGCCGGCTGGCTGGCGAGGTCGACGACGACCTGGCGGTGATCGAGCGCCACGGGCTCGGCCGCTGGTTGCTGGCGATCCTGACCGGCGCCACGCTATCCAGCTGCGCGACCGTCACGGCGGAATCGCCCGCGCAGAAGCTGTTCGCGGCCCGAGGCTACTGGAACATCGCGAAGGCCGCCGGCGTCGATTATGCCGAAAGCCCGACCGCCCGAGGCGACGTCGTCCTTACGATCGTCCGCATCCGCGACACAGTCCAGCCCAATGTCGACTATGTCGACGCCTATGTCTCCTGCCGGCTGGAGGGAAAGACTACGGTGGTGGTATTCGGGACGCTCGATCCCATCCCGTGCGCGTCGTTCAACTTCTCGAATGCGAGCATCAGCAGCGCTGCGCTGGCCCTGCGAACGGCCGCGACGCAGATCCTGACCAAGACGGGGAGGCAGTAAGCCATGAACTATGCCGCCCTCCTGCTCCAGGTCCTCGACCTCGCGATCGTCGGCGCCCTCACCTATGAGCGCGCCAAGGCTCTCCAGAAGCTGATCAAGGCTCTGGTCGAGGAGCAGCGCGACCCCACCGCCGCCGAATGGGCGATGCTTCGGAACGAAGGCATCGATCTTGACGCGCGGCTGGACGCCGCCAACAGCCGCCTGAACGGCTGACCCCCACCTCTCAATCGGAGAACCCCATGAAGAAGACCTATTGGGCAGCCATTGCGCTGCTCTCCCTGGGCGTGTGCGTCGCCAGCGCAGCGCCCGTCCGGAACACCGCTCCCTATGTGCCGACCCAGTCGGTGGGCTTCGGCGCTGTCGGCAGTGAGTTCACGCCGGTCACCAACGCGACGCCCTTGCCGGTCACCGTCAGCGGGACCCAGTCGGTGATCGCCGGGGGCAACGTCGCCCACGACGCGGTCGACACGGGCAACCCGGTCAAGATCGGCGGCAAGGCCAGCAGCACGCTGCCCATGGTCGTCAGTCCTGGCGATCGCGTGGATGCCTGGTTCGGCGCCAGCGGCCAGCAGATCATCGGTGTTAGCGGCAGCGCGCTCGGCGACGCGAGTTCGTCAGCTCCCGGTGGATTGCTCGATTCTGGCAATACCAACAGGCCGCTCGCGGTCGTGCCTTTCAACTATAACGGCACGACCTACAATCTGCCTCGCGGCTCGTCGAACGGCACCTGGGTGGTGAAGAACGATCGAGCGGGCACAGCCAACCGGGTCATCACGAAGACAAGCGTCTCGGCCGACACCAGCACCCAGATCTGTCCGACGGCGACCAACCCGGTCTCGACCGAGATCCAGACGTCGATCGGCGGGGTGGGAATCGGCCTCAACGGCCAGGCCCTCACGGCGACCGCGCTCGGGACGACCACCGCCGACCCCGATGTGGTGATCCCCTTCGCCTACAGCATCTACACGCTGCCGATCGCCTCGACGAACGCCATCACAGCCCGCGCGACGGCGGCGTTCATCGCGACCTGCATCCAGACCATCCGCCAGTAAGGAAACGACGCCATGTCTCGTATCAAGGCGCTGTCGTCGTTTCTCCTCGCGCTTGTGGCATTGCTGCTGCCGAGCGTGGCGCCGGCCCAGAACCTGTTCCAGCGCGGGTCCAGCCTCAACAGCTGGTCGACCGCAACGCTGGATATCGACTTCACCACTGGAACGCTCGATCCGCGCCTTACGTTCACGCGGGCGTCGACTGCTACGAGGTTCAATGCGCTCGGGCAGATGGAACTCGTCGCCAGCGGCGCCCCGCGCTTCAACTATACAGGGGCTGGCGCTCCGCGCGGCATTCTGCTGGAGGATTTGCGGACAAATCTGCTGCTGAACTCGCTGCTGGATGGCACGCCGCTGGTGACGCAGAGCATCGCTGTAACGGGCGGAACGCATACGCTGTCCTTCTATGGTACAGGGTCGATAACGCTCAGCGGCGCGGCGACTGGCACGCTCACAGGGACCGGCGCTTTCCCCTCGCGCAGCACACTTACATTCAGCCCCTCTACAGGCACCCTTACTCTTTCAGTGTCGGGCACTGTGCAATATGCGCAGCTGGAAGTGGGTGTCAGCGACTCTTCGTTCATTCCCACGGCAGGTACGGCCGTAACTCGGCAGCCCGACCTGTTGTTAATGTCGGGCTCAGCCTTTTCGTCCTGGTACAATACAGGGGCCGGTGTCTTTGTCTTTGACCTGGATTATTTGCCGGCAACAACTGCGCAGACTAACCTCATCTTCGCGGCGAGCGACGGCTCTATTACCAATCGCGTGCAGGCATCGCTGAACAAAGGCACCGCAGTCGTAACAGCTACGATTACGACCGGAGGCGCGCTGCAGGCTACATTCAGTCCAGGCTCTGTCACGGGGCCGAATGTCGGGCAGACGCTGGCATTGGGCTATGCGCTGAATGACTATGCCGGCGCGGTCAACAACTCGTCGCCTGTTACGGCCGCATCAGGCCCCCCACCGACAGCCATTGATCGGATCAACATAGGCTCGAACGCGGTTTCGTTGCCGGGCGCGGGGCTTCACGTCAAGCGCTTCAGCTACTATCCCACCAAGCCCCTCAATTTCATCGTTCAGGGTCTGTCGTCTCGCACAGCACCCTGAGCAGAACTCCGGGCGGAGACATAAAATGGACCTGCAAAACCTCGACATTTCCGACGTTTCCGGGCTGTCCGCCCGGATCGCAGAGTAGGAGGAGCATATGCCCGCAATTCCCGCGCGCATCGGCTTCGTCCTGCGCGAGCAGCGCATCGTCGAGACGACCAGCGCAACGATGAAGGCGCGCTATGGCGATGCCGCCCGCGACCCGAAGGACGAGCCCTTCGAGACGTTCTTCGACCTGTCGGCCGATGCGCAGGCGATGGCGTCCGAGCGGCTGGCGCTGCTGGGCACCGAGCGTCGGCGGTTCCAGATCGAGGTCGCCGGCACACTCGACCTGGATCTGTCGGCCGAAACACCAACGGTCACCGTGATCGACGATGATCGCCAGGCCGACCTGCCGGCCCTGATCGTGTCGGTAACCGAAGATGCCGGGCGCGACCGCTCGGTCTATGTCTGCTGGGGGTGAGATGAAGAAGCCATTTGCAGTGGTCCCCCTGCCTCTGGGGACGATCGCCACCGGCAATCAGCGAGCTAACCGCCCGGCCTCCCACCTCGGTGAGTTCGGCGCGATCGGTATGATCTGGCAGTCCAACGGCAACGGCACCCTCTGGGTACGGGGCGATCTGGGCGCCGCCATGCCGATCGACTTCATCTCGCTGATCTGGGCCAATGCGCAACCGGGCACCACCATCCGGGTGCGGCTGGGCGCAACCCAGGCAGCAGTCGACGGTGCGGCCGCCTATGACAGCGGGGCCCTGCCGTTCATCAGCCCGGCGATCACACGCCGGGACGGACTGTACTCGAGCCACCTCGAGCTCGACGGCGTGGTCAACGCGCGCTGGTGGCGGATCGATATCGCCGGTCACGCCGGCGACTTCGCGGCCGCCAAGCTCGTCCTGGGCCAGCGCATCCTGTCCGCCTCCTACCCGAACCCCGGCTGGACCTTCGGCGTCGAGGATCTGGGCGAGCACGAGATCACCCGCATGGGCGTGATCGACGAGGCGGATGGGATCATCCTGCGCACGCTCGGGTTCAAGCTCGGCTGGGTCACCACCGCCGATTTCGAGACGAAGTGGCGACCGCTTCTCGAGCGTGGCAAGCGGCAGATCACGCTATGGTGTTTCGACCCGGAGGCGGGGCCCTATCGACAGGCGAGAACCTATCTGGGGTTCACCGCGCCCAACCCGGCAACGGGCGGTGTGGGCGTCGACAAATATGAGATGGATTTGGAGGTCCGATCGCTGATCTGATCGGCGACAATTCGACATCGGCTTCGAGAGCGCCGGTCGGCTGGGGGAAACCTCAGTCGGCCGGCGCTTTTTCGTTTCAGGGCTCGCAACCCCGCCAGCGGCGGTCATACTCTTCTTGCTTAGCTTCGGCCTCTGCTTTCGCAGCAGCATCCTCCAGTTCGTCGATCCGCTTGCTCATCGTCAGCAGGAGATGGAAAAACGCCGGGCTGCTTTCGCCGAAGTTGGACAGGATAGCTTCAATCTCAGCGGTCGTTCCCGCGCTCGTTTTCTTGTTGGTCACGTCCGCTCCTTCAGCTTAACGGAGCTCCACCGAACACGCGCTCTGAACTCGCCCGGCCGGCGTTCCCGCGCTGCGATCAGCTGGCCCGTGGCCTTAGCCGCCAGGCGGTACTGCATCTGCTCCGCGTCGCGGATCATCGAGCGAGATAGGGCATCCCTCCGGATGGCCAGTGCTCGCAACCGTCGCTCTTCGGACCACAACGCTAGCCGGCGGCTGGCCTCGAACGCCGCCTTCAACACCTTGGGATGGCGTACAGCATCCTGCACCCGTTTAAGCTCCCGCATTGCTCGCGTCATTTGATCGTCTCGGGCGCTCATAGCCGTTCATCCCTCAGGCGCACGAACCGCCCTTCGCGCAGCATGCCCGATGCGGTCCTCTCCATGGCCTCGACCTCGGCCATAAGCCCGATCATGCTGTCGCCCGCCAGCATGAAGTCGAAGCGCTGCCGATCGGTGAACCCGGCCGAGACGCGGATCAGCCGCCCCTCGATCTCGACGACCATCGTCGCCATGATGTCGCCGTTGTCCTGCAGGCTGATCAGCTCGCGGATGCGACCGTCATAGGTCTCCGATCGCTTGATCCGCTGCCAGTTGGTCGACCGCCCGGCCTTGTAGGTCGAGTTGGCATGCTTGAGGATGACCCCCTCCCCGCCGGCGGCAATAACCTCGGCCGCCACGCGCCGCGCGTCTTCGACCGTTTCCACCCAGCCCCATGGTATAGGCCGGACAGGTCCGCGCTCGCCCAGCGGCTGGCATAGCTCCTCGAGCCGCCGCTTGCGTGCCAGCAGACCATGGCCGACATCCTGGCCGCGCCACTGCCGCATGGTCATGACGTCGAACACGTGGGAGATGCCGGCGTTGCCCTGAGACCCCTTGGCAGAGAAGTGCCGCTTGGTCGCGTCGAAGGTCGCGTCGACCTGCCATTCGCCGTCGACGAACAGCGGCACGCATGCCGCATGCTCCATGCGCCGGATCTCGTGTGCGATGTGCTCGGCGCCCAAGATGGGAACCCCTTCGCGCGTCACGATCTCGCCATCGATCCAAAGCATGCGGATGCCGTCGATCTTCGGCTCCTCGATGCAGCCTCCGGCCGGGATCTTGCCATTGAAGTCGGTGACGAGCTGGCAGAGCCCCTGCAGGCGATCGCCACGGGCCAAAGCCGGGTGCGCGTTCACTGCTCCCCTCCACGGCTGGCGCGCTCGCGCTGGAAGCCGTCGCGGTCGAACCACCGCAGGATCGACAGAAGCGGCACCTTCACCGGCGTCCCGTTCTTGAGGGCGGCGCGCGTCGTCGACTCGCCAATCCCGAAATCCTCCTGCAGCAGGCGCGGCCAGGTCTTCGGATCGGCGTCCGGGTAAAGCCAGGCCAGCGCGTCAGCGTCGACCTTCGGGAGAGCGAACGACCGGGGGAGCCCTGTCACCTCGTCCCGCCCGTTCTCCCGCAGCCAGTCACGCGCCTGCTCAACCGCGATGCGCGCCGGTGACGTGTCAGCGAAGAGACGGACGACCTTCTCGAAAGAGCCGCCGCTGATCCGCTGCACCTTGTCGACCTGCCCCGGGACCGCGCTCTTGCCGACGAGCTCGGACAGAAACGGCCGGCGGCGCCAACGCTCGTCGGTCAGGAAATAGACCGCGATCTCGGTCCAGTGGCTCTTGCCCTCCTCGTGCGTTGAGAAGAAGCCGATCCGCTCTGCGCGGCTGGTGTCGATGTCGTTGGGGTTCATATCCCCATCAGCATGAACCCGCGCGGCTGGCGGCGCAATAGTTGCGTCAGTCACGATTTTGCGCTCCTCAGATAAACGGCCAGGCCGTTGTCGATCCGGCGTTTCTGCTTGGCGTTGCGGCAGAGAACATTGCCGTCCGCCATGAAGGCGTGGCACCCGTCGCCGATCGACAGCATGATGCCGCCCGGCTCCATCATCCGATCGAACAGGGTCCGCACCGATGCGAAGCGCTGCGCATCCTGCGTCGTGCGGATGAACATCCGGACGTCGGCCAAGGTGGCGCGCCGATACCACCACCCGTCGTCGTCGCACCGCCAGCCCCGGCTGGCGCCCCTCACGATGCCACCTCCGGCCAGATGATCGCGATGTCCATCTTGGACACCTCGTCCTCCCCGTAGGCCCAATGGATGGCTTGGCGCATCTTCTCCATGATCACCTCGCCATCCATGTCGGTGGCGTCGATCGAGAAGCCGACGCTGGTCATTTCGCCCTGAAAGCAGAAAGACGCGCTCACGCGGGCCATGTCGTCGCCAGTATCGGGCTCGGCATCGTATGCCTCACACCAGCAGGCGAAAGCCTCTTCCGGCGTGGCGTCCGGATCGCGATACAGAACCTTCCCGTCCAGCTTGAGCGAGATTTCGGCCGGATCGACCACCGAAACGCCGTCCCACTCCGAAACCGCTGCTGACTTCAGGCCCTTGAGGAGCGTGCCCGCCGCGCTGATACGGGGGATCAGCCACAAGGGTTCGTCGCAATCCTCGGTGTCATAGTCGATAAAGGTGACAGCGATCTCTGCGGACGTGACCACGTCATGCACGATGCCATCCTCGACCGTGACGAGAACGCGCGGCGTAGGCAGGGCCAGCTGCTCGATCCAGACCGAGAAGCCCGACTCACCGTCCAGGTCATCCTGATCGAATGAGTGCTCGATGTTCAACATCCACTCATGATCGTCGGGCGATCCGCCCTCTTTCCAGATCACGCGCTGCGCTTGCAGCGCCCGAAGCTCCATCAGCAGCGCCTTGTCACGCTCAAGCGCGGGCAGCGGCTGGCCGAAAAGGTCAGCCAGGTCGTTCCGGATGATGTCGAGCATATCGAACGCCGCCGATACGGCGTCCTCCTGCGTCCAGTGAGCGGAGGAGCGCTCGTTCGGCACGTCGTAATGGGTGCCGCGCGTGATGTAGATAGCCGTCATGCCTGCGCCTCCTCTTCGCCCGCCATCGGCAAGCGCTCGCTATCGCCGACATAGACGCGGCAATAGACCCATGCCCCCCCTTCGGCTGGCTCGACCAGCGCGCCCGGTTCGACGTCGATCGCGTCGATCTGCAATTCCACCGCGCCCAGCCGGAAAGCCTCAGCCAGTTCGGGCCGATAGGAGCCATCACCCTTGGGTGCGGCCGACGGCTGGCTGCACGACGCGGAAAGCACGATTTTCGTTACATCGTTCGCAACCCATTCGCCGCAAGCGGTGGCGATCGTTTCAACATCGTCAGGACAGCTGCGATCGAACTGGTCCGATTCCAGATTGGCCCAACGGTGGACCGAGTTGATATCATGGCGTTCGACACGCCGAACAACCCGCTCCGCCGTGATTACAATCCGCTCGAATGTCACCTTGTAGAAAGCCATGTTCGTTCCTTCGTTCCAATGCGGCACAAGCCCGGCGCCGCGCGGGTATCGGTCGAAAGGGGGTTAGGCAGCCAAGCGGAGCGGCCGGCGCTCCGACGGGGCCCAAAGGCGCGGCTCATCGCTGCGAACCGCCTGCACAGCCGCCCAGCGCTCGGTCAGCACCGACATGGCAGAGACAGCGGCCCGGGCCTCTTCCCGTGCGTTCAACGCATCCCGCGCTGCTTCATTCCGCCGCGCCCGCATGCGGAGCAGCGTTTCCCGGACGGCCTGCCGCTTCGCCTTCAGCGTCTCCGCTTCCGCTCGTGCCGAATCGCGCTCGATCTCGGTCTGTCGCAACTGTGCAACCGCCGCGCGCTTTGCCGCGCGGTGGCGCCATGCGGCGCGCAAGGCCTGTTCATGGCGCTCCGATCGGCGCGGCTGGCTCTCGACCACGTTCCCGCCGATCGCGATGCCCATGCGCTGGATAACCGCCTCCAGCGCTTCGATCCGGGCGACGAGGTCGGCGGGCCCAGGCTCCGACGACGTCATTGCAGGATTATCATCCATCGTCTCGACATTGTCCTGCAGAATTGGGGCCGCTGCGGGGGCAGCCTGGACCGTCACCGGTTCGGCATCGGGCACGATGACTACGGCGCATTCAGACGCCCTATCATCCATCGCGTCGCCCACATCGATCGCGATCGGGCGGCATGCTTCAGCGTATGCTGCCATTTCCGCCGCAGTCATCGAAAGCGCTCGACTTGGATCGATTTTCGGGGCGGCTGGAAGCTGGCAATCCGCCGGAACGGGCGCGCCTTGGTAATATGCGCCGCGGGGAATATCGACGAAAGTGGAAGGGTCGATGGGCCCGCACATTGCGCGGACCTGATAGGCGGTTAACTCGATGATACCGCCCTTCGTGCGCAGCGGCCTCGTCAATCCGTTCAGTTCATATGTGTCACCCTCCGCATGGTAACCTTTGGTCGGCGCGTCCGGATTGTGCATGACGACGCCGGCCCATCGGTCGTTACCGGCGCAGGTTACGAGTGAGGTGTACCCGTTGCCCTGCCATATCAGCTCATTCTTGCCGTGGGCGCGTTTCATCCGCACGAGCTGCGGAACGGGGATCGAAGGGTCGATTTCGGGAAGCGCGATAGGCGCGAGATCGTCGAGCCCGTGAAAGATGTTCTCCCATCGGGGAAACGCTTCCACGATCGGACGCGCGACGATCTCCACGGCGCCGACCGTTAGGGCAACCAAGGCGCGGTCTATCCTTATATCGACCGGCTGGCCACGGTGCAGCTTGATCGCGCCCCGTAGCGCCCCGATGGTAGATTGATCGATGATAACGCCCGGCAGATCATCGGCGCCATGAGGCAACGGATAGGTTGCTGCGCTCATCCCAAAGCCATCGGTGGCGACCATCGCTAGCCCGCCCGCAAAGCGTTCCAGCGCTACGCCATGTAGCCACGGGCGGTTTACATCCTCTTTGGCCGCGAAGGGCGCGACTAGCTCCAGATCGGCCCCGAAACCGTCCGGCAGCGTGAAAGCGTGGCAACCGGCCACCTCGGGCGTTGCTGGAAAGCTATTGTGGCATTCCCCGCCGATCGATGAACGGGCTTGCCCGCAAACGAGCGAAACCCGCTGCGCCCCCAATTTCCACGACATAGTTATAACCGACCCTCGCGGCTGGCGCTTGACGAAGTCCCGCAGGACATGCGCGCCGGCAAGTACGGAGCCTGCCTCCCCTTCGGCGGTGCCGGGCAGCTGAACCGAAGCCCATACATCGAGCGAGGTAGCACGAATGCGCAGGCCGCCCGCCTCGGGCGTGAGCTCAACCATGCTCAACTGCGGTATAGTGGTGTGACGCGAGACGATATGGCGCGCGAGATAATCCAGAACCGGCGCAAGCCTGTCGCGTTCGATTTCGATCGAATAAACCATGAGATTTCCTTTCAGTGGCCCGCCTCATCAGCACCCGGGCGGCCTGTCCGGGCGGACGCTCCCCATGCGCCAGCCGCATGGGGGCGTTTCGGCTATTGCAGCGCGGAGATTACCTCAGAGCGCACCACCGGCTGGCCGTCGGTCCAGTCGAGGGAGGCCAGCCAATTGGGCACAAAATGCCAATCGAAGCACTCGCAATAACCTTCGGTCTCAGTCTCCCGAACCCATGCGGCGTGACAGGCTGGCGCGAGCTGCAGCATCCAGTCGCGCACCTCGCTGTAGCCAATATTTTCGCATGACAGTTTAGCTGACTCCTGCCAGCTCCCCGGCTCCTGTAGTTCGCCCGCTACCGCGTCTAGGACAGCTTCCCATAGGCACTGTGCGGCCTCGGCGATGTCATGGCTTGTGATCGGCCCTCGCAGTGTGTTGCGGCCGCCTAGGCTGTACTCGAGCATAAGCGCTTCGGCGATGCTATCGGCGGCCCGCTCGGACGCGCAATCAGCGACGCATTCCGCAACGCCTTCGGGATCGACAAGATAGACGCTCCAGAAATGCGGACGGGTGCCGTCGCCGCGAATGTGCGCATGGCAGCCGTCATTGTCCTGAGTGACCGGACGGACTTCCACGGCCCTGAACCGCTTGGCGTTGAAGTTGGTACCGACCGGATCGAACAGGCCGCCAGTCATCCACGGCCCGCGATATGCTGCGTTCATCACTTCGTTCCTAAAATGGGCAGGCTCATCAGCGGCTGGATGCCCCCGCCAGCCGGACGCGCGGACGTAGCCCGCGCGTTTCGCCGTCAAAGTTCTGGGCAGTAGTCGCGGGCAAGCTCCCCAGCGTACCATTCCACTGCAAAGCGCAGCCCGGTCAGCGCGCCCTCCGCATAGCGCCCGCTGCGGTGGCCTTGTTGATACTCCGCCAGCGTCCAAGGACGCTTGACAAGAAGACCGGTGAGAATCTGGCCTTCATTTATTTCCTCGTCACCATTGCGATAGGTGAACGGTTCGCCGACCTCTTCGCGATACGCCGCAAGGGCTTCCGCGATCTCGCACCGGTACCGATGCGCCATTTCCAGCATGGGGGCGGTATAGATCAGATCATGCCACCATCCCGTATCGGTGCCGCGCATTGCGTCGACGAACGCGGTTCGCGTGCTTTCCGCAGTGCGCCGCCTTCTAGGCCATGCTCCCTCGCGAGCGCTTTCGAGGATCGTGCGGCGGACATAGGACTTTAGCCGGTTCATCGGTCAGCCCTCCGCGTGAAAGGCAAGGATCAACAGGGCTGCGGCGCTTTTCATGCGGCGCAGGCTACGACGATTCATGCGGCGCAACCTGGCCTCCGCAGTGCGGGTGCGATCGATACGCATAGGTCAATTCCTTCTAGGGGCAGGCTCATCAGCGCGCGCTTGCCCTTGGCGCGCGGACCGGGCCGCAGCCCGGTTTCGCCTCATCAGCGCCTGTTGCGGCGCTCTTCGCGCAGTTCGCGAGCAAAATGCTTCGTGAACTTGGCATTGAAAGCCCGGACATCGGCGGCGGCCCGATGATAGGCGCTGTGAGCTTGTAGGTACGGCTGCGAGAACTTGACCCGGTCAGGGGTGAGGCCCATCGGCCCGCTGCCCACGCCCGGAACGGCATTGAGCTGCGCGCTGGCATCCTTTGCAGCGGCGTAGAGGCGAGCCTGCAGCGCTTTCGCTTCCTGAAACGTCAACATATCGGTTTCCCTTCAAGCCCTACCATCGTCAGGCGTCGCTAGGGCAAGCTGCGACGCGACCGACGGGACAAGCCCGCCGGTTTCGGATCAGTTGAGGGAAACGAGCACGCCTAGAACGGCCGTGCTGATAGCAAGCGCTGCAGCCATGAACCCAGCCAGCCGGATAACGAGGCGGTCCATCGCCGCATCGAGATCAGCCTTAGTCACAAGATCAGCGGCAGCGTTGCCCATACCGTGCGCAATAGCATCAGCTTGGCGGCGCTGGAAGCCGGCTCGCTCGAGGGTTTGAGAGAAAGTCAGGGTATCGATACCCATCGCATTTGTCCTTTCGTTCTTGCCGGCGCCGTCGCATCGCGATCGGTCGGCATGCGGATAAAGACATAAACCGATGCGGCTCGCAATAGTTGCGTCGCACTGATCGCAAATAATTTTCGCAGCTCAATCCACAAATGGATGACGTGCGCGCGGGTCCTTCCTGGTGCGCGCGCGGGTGTAAGCGGTTAGGGACCGCATTTTTCTCGCGAGACCGCCAAGAATACTTGTCGGATTGTATCAATTTCGAGAGTGCGGTAGGAAAACGGCGTGAGGTACAGTGCTGCGACCGAGGCCGATCGTAGATTCTTGCAGCCGGACTGGCAGACGACAGCGGAATAGGCAGGAGGCACGCATCGAAGGGGCCGCCCGGAGATCGAATGCCAGGCCAGCCGAGTCCCGCGCCGCGCAACGACAGAAGCGCTAGGGCCGCCACGGCTCCCGGGCGCCCAACAGCCGCTCATCAATCCAGAGCAGCTGCGCGAGCTTCAGGCGCTCCTCCTCTGGCAGCCGGCGCGGCGTTCCCCGCTTGATGAACTGCTGAAGGTAGGCCTCGTTCTTCCCCAGCTTGATCGACAGGCCCAGCAGGCTCTCGCCGCGCTCGGCCGCCACGCGCAGGATCGTGGCGCGGATCTCTTCACCTGATCGCTCTGCCATCGCCTCGACGATCCTCTCGACACCCGGCGACGCCGGCCGCTTCGCCGCGGCGCGCTGTCGGTGAAAGAAGGTCGTGACGAGTCGCTCTTGTTCGGATGCCATGGGCTCTTGATCGACAGCGAAGTCCTACAGCGCAAGAGCCGCCGCGACGATATCGAAATCCCACCCGCGATGCGACCAGTCGTAGAGGCCGGCGCGCCTCGGCTCGGTGCTGACCTGACCGCAGCGGAAGCGGAGCCAGACCATCGCGTTCGGATCCTTGGGGCGGGCCGTGGTGCCGGGGTTCGGGCGCCAGTGGAGGTCGGTCAAGAGCCTAAGATGCGTTGTGACGGGACGTAGGCCCGTTGGTGCTTGTCGACGTGGCATCCGGCCCGGCGCCACGCATCGAATGCTGGCCAGAAATCCGAATTGCCGGCGGGCTGTCGCGAGAGCGGATCACCCCTGTCATCCACAAGCATTGGTCCGCAGACGCCGTGGAACTCGAAAGCCCGATATCTGCCGTTGACCATCAATCGGAATGGCCCGACTGAGCCGAGGCTCTGAGACCGACGATTAATGAAAGCCTCGCGTGCTGCTCTACGTTGCTCCTCAACGTCTGGGCGAAGCGGGTAGACGTTGTCGCTCACCGCCTCCCCTCCCGCCGCGCCGCATCGAGCACGAGCTCAAGCGCGTTCACTTCCTGCGCATGCTTCTCGCCTATCTCTTTCGACCTGGCGCCAATGCGATCGACCTTCGCCAGTTCGACCTTCACGCGCTTCATGCGCTCAACGACGACGATCGCCTCCCAAAGGTTCATTCATCCCACCCGAACAGCTGATTGATCTCGGCGACATCGATCCGGCCGTTCTCGTGCTGTGAACGGGCGCGATTGATCAGCGCGCGCCAGAAACGGCGAAATCGGCGCTCAAGCGGCCGATCCCAGCCGCCGCGCTTCTTCGCAAGCTGAAAGAACCGATGATATGCTCGGCGCGTGGGTGATCGCGGCGGGACGAACCGTCGCCAATGTTCGCTGCAGAGGAACTGGTCATTCGCCAGCCGTCCATCGGCCGCACAGGTCCGACGACATCCCTCAACGGCACAAGGGTTGCGTCCACGATGCTTCTCACAGCGCGCGATCTCTCCCTCGAGGTGCATGCTGAAATGTCGCTCGCCGCAGCAATTGCAGCCTGGCGCGGGCCGGACCTCGAATTGGTCGGCAACCGCGGCCCAAGAGGCATCGTTCTCGATAAACTTCTGCCAGTGCGACGCCTCGCTGACCTTCGAGCCATGCAGAGGGGATTCGACCAGCAGGAAAAATAGTGCGCTTGGCTGAGATGGATCGTGGCAACCGCTGTCCGAGCCATCGACCCGCTTGATCGTCGGGAAATGCGTTCGCCACTGCAAATACCGCCCGCTGGCGTGCCGAATGACGAACCGGTCGCCATGAGAGATCACCGCCTCCCCTCCCGCCGCGCCGGCCGATAGGGCAAGAGCGCCAGCTGAAATCCCTCGGTCGGGTACCGCGCGTCGAGCACGAGGCACACCGGGCAGCGGCAGCGCAGGAGGTCGAAGCGATCGGCCTGGATGATTATGGGGGCCGGCTTCATCGGCGACCAGACGATGCGCGGGGTGGGCTGGGAAACGAACATGGCGAACTCCTGAGAGGTTGAGCCTCAGAAGATGCGCCAGCCGCGAAGATCGCAGGGGGCCGTTTGAGTGGCGTCGGCCTATGGCCACCGAAACAGGCTTGTGGAGGCATCATGCTGCCACCTCGAAAAGAGGGCCGTGCCCCCGCGCCTCTACCGCCGCTGGATTGATCCAGAGTACCTCTGTGCGAGGCGCAGCGCCGTCGGCCAGCGCAGCCATCTCGACGCGCTTCCAGCCGCGCAGTTCCTGGTCGTAGATCTCCGACGGATACCCGCAGAGGATGACCATACCGTTCAGCTCGCGCAGCGCTTCCAGAAGTTCCTGGTGCTGCTCGACCGTCATCTCGTGGCGGTAAGTCCCGCCGCCGTCGCGCCTGCGGTTTACGCGCGATCGCAGGTGAAGCATGTAAGGCGGGTCGACGAAGTGCAGCGTGCCGGCGCCGTCGTGACGCTTCATGAGGCTGATGGCGTCTTCACATTCGATGACGACGCCGCGCAGGCGCTCGATGATGGCGGTCAATGCATCAGGATAGTTTCGCCAATCGGCTGCCGGCGTGGATCCCGATCGCATGGAGCTCGAGCGAAATCCGGTCCGGTATTCGCCGGTCGCTCCATCCGACCCGAACCCCATGAAGCTGCGCACGACGAGACGTCGGGCCCGTTCGATCTCGTCATCGGCTGGTTCATAGGCGGCGAGAAACTCGGCTCGTGAATAAGGGGTGAGCTCGAGCGCAGCGCGTAGGTGCTCTGCCTTCTCCGCATCGCGCAGGCACCGGAAAAGGTTCACGACCTCATTGTCGAGGTCTCCGTAGATCTCAGCATACGACCTGGGCTTCCGCAGCAGGACCGAGGCCGCGCCGCCGAAGCACTCGGTATAGACGCGATGCCGAGGGAAATAGGGGATGATCCGCGGCGCGAGGAGCCATTTGCCGCCGTGCCAGCGGAGAACCGGACGGGTCGGCGAGTTCATGCTGCCACCTCCCCGACCGGGTATGGCAGGCCGTCGCGATGCCAGTCACGAACTGCCGCTTCGAACACGTCGATGCCAGCACCGAAGCCAAGATCGCGTAAAACATCATTCGTCAGCAGGTCGAGGGCTCGATGCGCGGGATGCCCCGGCATGGTGGCGACGATTTCACGGCATCGGCGTGCAAAGCCGGCTGGGGTTCGTTCGCTCGGCCGGTCGCGCCACTTTGTCGCGAGATCGACATGGTTGCGCGCCTGGTCGAGCATCGGCAGGGTATCCGCGAACTGCGTAACACTGGTCCCGTCGAAGGAGTCTGCCTCCTCGGCCGCGCACAGGAAGATCCGCCGCGCGCTGTTGACGCGGCCGATGTGAAGGTAGCAGCCGGCCTCCCGGGCCAGCGCGCCCCAGAGCGGAAGGGTCTGCTCTTTCCAATCATCGGTTCCGCCAACGAATATCCCCACGCGCGGACCGAGGAAGGGGGCGACCATCGCCGGCGTCATACCGTCCTGAACGACGATCAGCAGGATCGAAGGGTGGCCGCGCATTTCCGGCAGCCACTGCAACGTAAGGTCTAGGCTTTCGAGGCCGCGGAAGGGGACATCGGGCAGCGCGAGCCAGAGCGCCCGATCTCCAAGCCAATCAACGAAACGGAGGAAGCGATCGCGCTTGAATGGCAGAGGGTCTTCACGCTCAGACCATTGGCCATTGTCGGCGCCGATCAGCTCAAAGCCCTCGTCGCGCCAGACGCCGCTGGCCGATACAAGTATCCCCCAGCCGGCGGCGCGCGCGGCGTCGAGGTTTCGCCTTGTTCCGGTGCGAGAGAAGAACGGGGTCACTCGCCTCCCTCCCGCCGCTTCTCGTGCGCGTTCACGTGCTCGATCAGGGGGCCGCCGAGTGTGTCGTCCTTTTCGTTATCGTACCAAGCGGGGCTGGCACGAAGGAGGCGCTGGTCGAGCCTCTCATCTTCCTGGCGCATGCGCTGGGCGCGCTCAGGTGTGTGGAGATGGCCATATCGCACGTTCGCCGCGTCGAACGGCCTCCCGATCAGCCCTGCGATCAGTCCGGTGAGATGGTCGACCGTCTCGATGTGCCGGATGTGGATGAACCGATGATATCGGCCGGACGTGTCGGCCCGCAGCCAGCAGAACCACTGGCCATCGTTGCCCGGAGCGACCTCCACGCCGAGATCTTCGTAGCTCGTAAACATTCCGCCGTTGATTGCGTCGCCCAGCCACAAGAGCCAGTGCTTGTCCGGCTGGCGCTCGAACTGATGCCATTTGAAGCCGTTGGCCTTGAGCCACTCTTCGCTGAGCAAGGTGAAGGGAGCGTTCATGCTGCCACCTCAAGGAAGCTTGGCGCTGAGAACGCCAGCGGTGCCGGTGACGGCATGTCCTGAGGCGCAAGATGCAGCACCCACAGCCTGTCTTCCGGCTTCCTGGCAGGAATGCAGGCAATCGCTCGAAAACCGGCCTTCGTGAAGCACCGGCCCGGATCCCGTTTGCGCCTCACGCGGCTGGGGTTGACGAAGGTGATCATGCCAGCCGCTGGTGGCGCGCCATAATGGGCGAGCGTCGCCGCCACAGCGTCCCGGATCAAGGCAGAGGAGACCCCTGCCCCCTCGTTTCGAAACAGGGCGCACTCCCATGCCCCCGGCCAGGCATGCTTTACGTAGCGCTGTCGGACGGTAACCCACAGCGCGCGGCCGGTGCGCGTCTCAGCGTAGAAGACCGCGCAGCTGCCCGCCTTGACGAACTGATCTGTCCCCGGCTTCTGGCGACTGTAATGCCGGTCGGCCAGTTCAAGCGCGCGCGGATCTCGGCGATGCGAGCGAGTCCAGATCATGCTGCCACCGCCTCGGCTTCGGCCGGAGCGCAGTTGGCGGCGGCGAGCACCTGATCGCCCCACTGCTCCGCCATTGCATCCGCGATGCCGGGGAAGAAGCGAGAGCGCTCCTGAGCGCGGTTCGGCCCGGGCGGCATCCGATGCACCCGGTTCCATCGCTTCCACGCTGCCGTGCCGCGCTCGGGTACGTCGAGGCGCCTTGTCGGGGTCAGCGGGCGCAGCTTGCGCAGGTAGAGGCCCGTCGCTTTGAACTGCGGATCGCCGAATTGATGTGGCTGTACGATCTGGGCCGGCGGCTCATAGCCCTTGATGAGCTTGCGGGCATGCTGGTGCATGATCGGGTTTTCCACGGCCACGTGCTCGATCGGCGCGTTCCAGCAATCGGAGAAAAGCGCGGCCCCTTCCTCAAGCTCCGCCCACATTTCATCGCGAGAGCGCCCGGGCGGCGGGACGTGCAGCCACCGGACACCGCTGTTGCAAAGGCGAGTGCATGGTGGATGCGCGACGATCAGCAGATCCCAGCCATCGCCGAGGATTTCGCGGATGTCGCACCGGATATGGCGGTTGCTGCCACGCTCGTCAGCCTCAAGGTCGCACGACCAAGCGTCGAAGCCACGACGCAGGAAAGCATCGCGCACGATGCCGGAACGCTCGCAGCCGATCAGCACCTGCGGAGGGCGGAACAGGTCGAGGTGCATCAGCCGGCCGCTTGCCGCTCGAGCATCGCAATCCGGTCATCACCGGCGCCTTTGCCCAGCCCCTCCTGGTACACGGCGAGCAGCGCCGCCAGAAAGCCGCGCTGATATTCCGACGTGGCCCGGTCGATCATGAACCCGTGCAGGGCCTGCTCGATGTAGCGCGATGCCTTCTCTGCGTCGAAGGAGACGATCTCGCCGGTCAT